ACATTCCGAACGGAGAATGCAAAAAGCGAGGGCACACCCGATATTTTAAGAAGTGGGATATACTGCACTTCATTAAGAGTAAGAGAAAATAATAGTTGAACATGTAAGTATTCCTTACAAGTTGAGTAAGAGAGGTAAGTGGTTACCTCTCTTTTTTGTTTCAGTTTGCGTGAGTGACTGTTGCAAAAATTGCAACAGTCACTCTGACTTCCTTTTTTTTGTTTTTACATTTTCAAAAAGTCTTCTATATCTATGTACTCAATACCGAAATTCTCCGCACATTGTTTGTCGGAGTCCGAGAAGTCACCTTCTTTTCCGCTAGCATCACCTATCATTATCAGCTCACTTTTCTTCCAAGAAGAATACGACTCAAGCATTCCTGTATTTGGCTTTCTCATTTCTATCTCTGCATGCGATGGGCAATACATAGAGTTGACGAAGATATTTCGTCCGGTATGATTGCGAAGATATTTTTGCATAAAGCTTTCAATAGCCTTAATCTTGCCGATAAAATCCTGTTCGTCAACAAATTGAGGGATGCCTCCTTGGTTTGAGACTATTTCAACATAGTAAAGAGTAGGGAATGCATCTACAATCTTATCCAAAACCTCTTTACGGATTTTGAAATCTGTTACATCTGTAGGAAAGGTGTTTCCTGATATAGTTGTAATAATCGTGTCGTCTAAATCAATGAATAATACTTTTTTCTTGATTAAATATCCTTTTTCTGTCATAATTTTGCTTTTTTTCTATATTGATATATTAATATCTTTATCTACGAAAATTAAGTTTGTAAAACACAGTTGTTTCGGTGTGTCTCACCATTTTTATTACAATGCAAAGATACGACAAAAAAGATGGCTTTGCAAATAAATTAATGCAAATTTTAAAACGTTATCTGTTTTTAATGAAATCATTAACAATTCTCTCTATGGTGTCTTGCTTGATAGCTATAGGGGCATCACCTTGATATTCTATCACTTGGTTGCCGCATTCCTTCCAAAATAGGTTACTATTGATGCGTTCGCCATCTACCAAGATCCAATCCGGATGATGTTCAAACGAATGCATATTAGTTAGCGGAACGAGAATGAATAATTTATTCTCCATCTTGTTTACGAGTACCGACAAGTCATTATCATCAAATGTAATGATAACTCGATTTTCATTCTCAGATAGAACGTTAAAATCCTCATTAAAACGTTCATAAAGGTAATTTTTGATTTTCGAACAACTCATATTCTTGTAATTTTATAGGAGGGCAGATGGAAAAATCCAAGGTCTGCCCACCAAGTTAAACTTATAAGGAAATCTTCTATAATATCGACTGACAGAGCCATCCCATAAGATAGCATGGTTCTTCGCCTTGCATATCTATTCCCAGATGGTTGCATATATGTGCTACTACATGAAACATTTCATGTGTGAGACTATTTATATACTCACCTTCAGAAGTAGATTTGCAGATGAGCACAACACTTGTTTTCTTTGAAACATTTGTGTATGTCAATCCTTTGTTTGAAGAATCGGTTGAAATGTGGTCGTATGCATCCAATAATGGTTGCCCCTTACAATCAATGGAACTTAGTAAGTCCATAGCTTCGTCAACATCTTCTTGATTAGCTACATGACATACAATCACATTCCAATCGTATTTCTCCAAGTAAATTTCTTGTTTAATCATAATACATCATCCCATGGAATGCCGATACCATTATGGTTGCAATCGGCATAAAATCTATTGAAAATAAATCCGTCCGCTTGGTCTGGGTCATCCACCATATCCTTAATGAATTGAGCCAAAGCAGCTTCGTCCTTTAAAGAGGACTTAAAGAAATCGGCTCTAGCCATGTTTGCGACATAGACGAAATCGTAATTGTCGGCATTCTCCAACTTTACGTTATTGACTTTAAGAAGTTCCTCGACTGTATCTTTTTCTGTCGGTTCAACTTTTTCGAGCTTACCAGTCGTTGCGTTTGTCTTGCGCATTAAGGTAATAGCCCAATCGCACATCTTTTTATTGAAGTGCCAGCCATTGTAGCGAAGGTATGCAATCATCCCTTCAGGCTTCATATCGTATGCGTCAAGTGGTATTTTGTATCTTCCCATAATAAAAGCTTTTAAAGGAGGTGGAGATTTCTCCCCACCTCAAAGTGTAATACTAATAGCGATAACCGCCACCTCTGCGACCACCATGTCTTTCACCATAGCGGTCATCATCGTCATCCCAATTGTCTCGGTAATCCGGCATTGGGTTTCTGTGACCCATTCGTCCATACTTGTCATCCCCCATTTCATCAATGCAGTGCATGAGTTTACCACCATACTTAAGCATCTTCTCTACAAGTTCTGACATTTCATTTACCTTGTTTTCGGTAATTTCTATCATGTATCCCATAATGATTTACTTTTTTGTATTAACTTTTTCCAAAGCCACTGACAACATAGACTTAATATCGGTCAAAGTTCCCTTCATTCCGCTAACCTCGCTTTTGAGGTTATTGATGTCTTCTTCCTGTTGTCTGTCTTTGGCTATTTGTGGATTCAATACGGCACGCATCTTTGCGCACTCTTCCATAACCTTTTTGTGGTATGGCTCGCTTTCCACAATCTCCTTAGAATGCCGATACATAGCCTCAACTTCCGCATCCATAGCTTCACGGCTTTCAGAAACCACGAGGTTTTCCGAATTTGCAATTTGCATATTGGATGGGAGTTGTTTGAACTCCATTTGTTCATTAGGCAATTTTACGACAACATCAACGGTAGTCTCCATTGGTTGTGGGTTGAATTGCCCAGGAGTATATGTTGGGAACTTAGGTTGTGGGTTACTGACCGATACAACCTGTCCGATTTTAAGACTTGGGTTTTCACCCTTGTCAAGCACATAGAATATGCTGTTAGGTCGAAGTCCTTGAAACATAGCTTTGTAATGTTAATTGTTAAACAATACCCGTCATTAGCTGAAGGGTGTTAGTATCTCGCTCGAACCAAAACTGATAAACTCCAGTTCCTGCAATGTCGGCTACCGTCAAAGGATTGCCGTTGAACTTAGTTACAGCTTGGGTTACGCCATTGGTCTCGAAAAGGATTGGCAGCGTATTTGTCGTACCAGTCGGAATAGCTTGATATAGGTTCACAAAGATAGTTCCCCTATAGTTAGCATTCACGAAGGCGTGGTTTCTGAACGAGAAAACGACATTTTCGGTGTTCACCACCACGCCTGTAGATGCGATAGCTGCCGAGCCGTTACGATTAACCCATGCAAAAGGTCTCATCCATAACATAGCAGCCTCCTTTCCTAATTAACCCCAAAAGCTTGCATTGTTGACACCATTCAGACCATATAAGCCTGTTTGCCAAGCAACGCAATTTGGAACAGCAGTAAATGGACTGTAGCTGGTTGTAACAGTTGATGGAAGCTTACACTTGATACCATCTACCTCTTTTTGCAAGCCAGCCAACATAGCGTTGACAGGTGCCATAGCTTGACCTACAATCTGCGAAGTCATGGCAGAAGACTTATAAGTTCCATTCTCTTCACGAAGATGGTCTATCTTGTCCTGCATATCTCTGAGTTCTGCTTGGCGTTGGCCATTAACTACGGTCTGAGTACTATCTTTAATAGCATTCAAAATGTCGCATGTCTGACCCTTGGTTTCGAAAGCAACATTAGAAAAACCTCGTTCCTGACTTACGGCTACATTGTTGATGGCATTCTGCAAAGTGCCAGTCTGCTGACACATAGCCAACTTGACGTTTCCGTCCATAGCCGTAATATTGTTATTTACACGGCAGCAGCAATCAGCGAGTTGTGATGCAATCTGCATGTTACCTTGCTGAAGAGCGTTGATGGTTTGCATTCCGCTCATGCCTACTTGGTTGCCCACGTTCTGAACTTGGGTTGTCAAGGCAGAGATTGCTTGTTGAATCTGTCCTTCAGTGCAATTGAGCTGAGTAGCGAGATTACTGAGTGCATTACGATTGCCACCGATAGCATCCATAAGCAAGGAACGACCATAGTCATTGTTGATTTCATTGGCAAGACCTGCGCCATTGCCACGGCCACCAAAGCCGAAACCATTACCGCCCCAACCACAGAAGCAAAGGATAAAGAGCAGCCAAATGAACCAAGAACCATCGCCATTGCCGAATCCGTTATTACCCTTCATCGCAAGAAGAACGTTTGGGTCAACGCCTCTCTGTTGGAGCAAAGGAGCTATCAAGCTCATCATTCCTCCATTGTTACCTGAACCCTCTGGATTAAAAACATAAGTTTTTGATGTCTCCATAAGAATAATCTTTTTGTGTTAAACCTTTATTAAACTAACTCTATGTAACGTTACGGCTGCAAAGTTACGAATAATAAGCAAAAGGTTTAATAACTCTATCAAACTTTCTTTTAATCACTAATAATCAAGTAGTTAAGGTGATAGGAGGTAATGTCATACTTCCGGATTCATCGAAATCAAAGGATTGTTTGCAAATTCCGTTTGCAGAAAACGAAAAATGCAAACGGAACTGCAAACGGAAATTAAGCACGCACAAACTTGAAACCAAATTTTTCAGTATAGTATTCCTCTTTAGGGTGTCTTTTTGTCTCGGAGTCATAGCAGAGAATAAACGGCTCACCCTTAGAGTAGAAATAGTTATAAGACTTTCGCAAATACATCTTTGCATTCAAAGCCTTTGGGGAGAGCTTTCTTATTCTTAACCTTGTTTCTTGAGGCTTACCCGACAACACTCTAAGTTCATCCATTTTATATTGCATATGCAGCTTTCTGCCTTTACTAGCATACTTTTCTTTATTCCAATAGCTTCTCAAAGACTTGTTACGCTCTTTACGAATCCTATTTATCGTTTCTACATCGTGTTTCAAGCCAAGCTTACTGACTTGTCCTAATATTGTAGACTGAGGAATATTCGTTACTTCTGAGATTTCTCTCGCTGTCATCGTTTTGTACATGTCGGAGATTTTGCGGATAGTCTCATTATTCAATTTATTGTCTATTTTCGTACCACCTAAAATAGTGATATACTTGTATAATGTATGTAAGGTTACACCAGCAGCCTTGGCTACTTCCTTTCGTGGGTAGTCATTGATGTGGACTTTGATATAGTCCATCTGTTCTTGTGTTAATCTTCTTGGCATTCTTCGTCCTCCTCAAAAGAAAATCCGTATTTGTTCTTGTAGAATTCTTCATCCATTCTGCGAGTATTCCGGTCATAACCTAAGATGTATGGTTCACCTTCAAACGCAAAATACCCATACTTATTTATAAGATGGTACTTGGCATGATATGATTTTATCGGCATTTCTGAAAATTTGAATTTCGTCTGCTGCGGAATACAAGATATAACTCGGAATTTCTCCATCTGCATAGTTCTTTGCCAGCTTTTCACCCTTTTGCCAATAGTTGCTTTATCATATGCTTTTTTTAAGTTAGCCAAACTATTCTTTTTAAGTCTTTCGATAGTTTCTTCTGAATGAGTAAGCTTTAGTCTTTTTGCCGCCTTTCCTACTGTAGATGGATGACACCCTACAATCTCGGCAATCTCTCTGACCGAATGGTCAGGATAAAGCATTGTGATTTGTTCATCACGTTTCTTGTCGGGTTGCGGAACAGGTCTTTTATGTTCGATTTTACAATTGCAATCATGTAGAATCTTATACAAGAATTTCACGCTGACACCCATTCTTTGTGCCAACTTGTATCTTGGTCGTTCATTTATGTGCGCCTTAATAAAGTTTATTGTGTCTTGTTCTATAACTTTCATTTTTATTCAGTTTTTGTGGTGTGTCTCACCTGTTTTTGCAAAGATAATGAGATTTTATTGGCAGAGCAAATATTTTAATGTGTTATAACTTAGTTTAAGGAAAAATTTAATTATTTGCACAAAAATTAATTGTGCGGTTTTCTGACTCGGCTATTTCCACATTATTATATATAAATAGCTATCTTTGCAACAAAAAACACAAAGAAATGACAGCGGAAACTATTCAATTAATACAGACTGGAATTAATCTTCTTTGTGCATCGGGTGTAATCTCAACGCTGCTGTACTATAATAGTAGAAAGCGAAAGGAGGCGGCACTCGCATCGCAGGAAGAGAATAAGACTATTTCATCATATGCCGATGAGTGGAAGGCTCTCTATGAACGTTCCAACGAGTCGGTCGTTAATCTTAACAGTAAAATAGATGAATTGTATGAGGAAATCAATCAGTATCGTATTACGATACGCAATCTTAGGGACGAGAAGAACGATTTGAAGCTTGCCTTGCATGAGGCACAATGGAACAGATGCATCAAGGATGGATGCCAACTTAGAACCCCACCAAGAAAGCGAGAATCCTTAGAAACGTTGGTTGAAAAGGAAGAAAATGAGATATATCGTGACAGGGAGGATTAAAATATGGTTAAGTATCTGAAATTACTCATACAAGTTAATAGCGGACATTCAAGCAAGGCATTCTTCTTAGTGTCCGTTACTCTGATAGGTCTCTTGATGCTCCTGGTTGTCTGCTTTATCTTAGTGTGGGAAGTGGTGACTTATGGGACGATCAAGACCGATTTGATGGGGTTAAGTGCATTTGTTGGTAGTGTAGCTAGTTTGTTCGTCACGGCTGGCATTACCAAGACGATAGGGGAACGTGGCGAACATCAAAACATAAACGACAAATAGACTATGGCAGACTCAAGTATTTTACAACCATTCATCCTCTCATTCGAGGGTGGATATTCTAACAAAAAGAGTGATAGGGGAGGCGCAACGATGAAAGGCGTGACTCTAGAGACGTTCCGTAAAGTTTATGGTGCTAGTAAGACTGCATCGGACTTGAAGAAGATAACTGATGAACAATGGCATCACATATACAAGAAATATTATTGGGATGCTTGCAAGGCTGACCAAATCAACAACCAGTCTGTGGCTAATCTCTTGGTTGACTTTGCTTATAATAGTGGAGTAAGCAGAGCCGTACAAAAGATTCAAACTATCGTAGGAACAAAAGCTGATGGCATCATGGGTAATATGACCTTAGCTGCTATCAATTCATACAAACAATGTCAATGGGCGTTGTTCGATAAGCTGAAGGTGTCACGAATTGCCTTTCTCAATGCGATTGTGAACAATGACCCAAAGCAAAGTGTGAACCTGCATGGATGGCTTCGCAGGGTTGGAAATATACAATACGGAAAGCTCGTATGTAATAACGGAAAGATAATCACTTGGTAATCTATATAGGGTGTTATGATACACCCTATTTTTATATATTTTTCAAATTCTTAACAATCCAAGAACCTATTGTTATATTCTCTTCTTTAGCTTTCTGCTTTATAATTTCTGCTATATCTTTAGGTATTCTAATGTGTAAATATACATGATTTAGTGCTTTTCGTCCAGATCCTTTTCTTGCACCGCCTCGTTTAGATGTTTTATTACTATTCATATCTAGTATTTAATGCTTGTGTTTAATAGACCCTCAACATTCCGGTTGGACAGAATGACGTGCCGTATTTCTTGTCAATCTCACCCAAGTAGAGTGTAATCTTTCGGCAGCACTATTTCTGCGATACTCGTATTGTTTTTTATTAAGATAAGCCATAAAGTTGCTTTGACCGTGATAGCGAGGGCTTAATATCTTTTTGTTTTCTTTCCGTTTATGTATTCTTCTTGCCACACCTCATTATAATCTGATATATCGTTTGAATAGTAACAGATTATGGTTACTTGCGCAAGACCCGCATCTAATGATGCTGATTCTTTATAACGAATGTTCCCAGAGCCAATATCTAACGAATATTTCTTAGCCATTTTGACAGCTTCTCTATAGTTGTCTGCTCCATCGAACTCTACACTTTCGTAATCGTCTTCCACGCTACCTTTTACGTGCTGTTTAAGAGCTATCTCGTATTTGGGATATACTGTCTTTCCATAGATATTTTTCATATCTTATACCTTATCCGTGTTGGTGAGGGCTGAAATTTATTGTAGTATTAGAAAATTTCCTCTACTTCAAACTCTACGCTACTCTCCCAGTCGTATGAATCAATATTATCTATATCGTCTGAGGTAAGATAATAATAGGCAGTTATTCTCCATCCATCTATCTCTATAGGTTCACCAGCATACTCATCCTTGCCGAGATGTGAAGGATTTTCGAAAGATGGATACATAAGTCTGCTAGTTGGTTCTTTATCGGTTTCCATTGCTTCATTAACGATTTCAGAGCCGAACGCCAAATAAGCTTGTGATTTACTTAATCTACTCATAAAATAGACTTGACCGTGATGTCGAGGGCTGAATTTTTGTTATGGGTATTGTATGGCTAGAAATGCCAATGTTGAAGTAAGACTTGTGTATCAGACGAAACCGTCATTTTTGCGAAATCTGGTATCGTGTTACAGATTCCGTTTAATTCCGCTTTATTCATCAATTCCTGCGCCTCCTCTTTTGTATCAAACAAAGCTGCATCAGTTCTTGATGAAACATAATGCAAATCACTACCTAAGAATGCAACAATCATGTGTCTGCTATTATAGATAGTTACGTAATACACCTTTCTTCTGTCGATTATTTCTTCTGTAGAGTTTTGTAATTTCATATTTTTCCGCTTATCCGTGCTGCGTAGGGCTTAATGGATTATTAACCTTATTTCTTAATTACATCGCAAAGATACAAACAATAATTGAAAAATGCAACTAAAAACCAAAGATTTTCTTTGTAATTAATAATATTTTGCTGAAAAGAGTAGTCTCGTAAGGTTCATTAACAGAAAAGACTTATTTTTCACTTTTCTTGTTTTGCAAAAACGAAGTCTATAATTTGTATGGATATAGTAATATAAATGTTTATCTTTGCACACAAAAAGGAGGTTGATATGGAGCTTAGATTTGATTGGTGGCGTTGGCTCGTTACCATATTGGTAGGTTTCTTCATCATGCTGATGATGTACGGATGCCGGACGACTAGATATGTAGATGTAGAAAAAGTGGTGCGAGATACTACTACTTACGCCCATTGGGACTCAATTGTCAACGAAAGGGTCAAGCTTATTCGGGACAGCTTGCTATCTTATCATTGGGAGCAGACCGAAAAACAGGTTAAGGATTCCACATACATAAAGGATGATGTCAAGACAAGGGTAGATGAGAGTGGTAAGGTGCTAGGTAAGGATTCTACTCATATAGAGATTAGATACTGGGACAGCAAGGAACTATCCAAGGTTCGTGATAGCCTTATTCATTATAAGGAGATAGCAGAGCGAGCGAGTATATATAAGGCTCAGAGGGATAGCCTAAACAGAGAATTGAGTATTGCCCAGACCAAAAAGGAATATATTGAGAAAGACTTGGAGGGATGGGATTTGTTCTATTGGAAATTCGGTATGATTTCCTTTTGGGTCGTTTCCTTGATGCTGGTTACAATGATTTTCTTTCTCACGGTAAAATATAAGAAAAAGTTATTTTATTAGGTTGGTTTTTAGTTATTAAGGTTTTAGATTGGTTTAAGGTAACAACTTATGGAGCAGCTGCCAGTGATGGTGGTTGCTCTTTTTTTTTGTCTTGAAAATGCCTTAGAGTGTAAAATGTTAAAATTGCAAGCGGCTTAATGTATTTGTAGTTTTGTATACGTAACTAAAATTGTGTTATGTGTTAAAAATGCACAATTAGAGTAGAATAATACATTAAAGCCCTTGCAGTTTGAAAATAAATTAGTATCTTTGCAGCGTGCTTTGTTGGTGCTGACACGCTTACAAGAATCAATAAGATTTTCCGTGGCGAAAGCCATACCACGATAATCCTTACCTAGATTTCGGTGTCAGACGAATGAAGGGTAAGGATTTCTTTTTAGAATCCTTGTTTTGAGTCGAAACATTCTTAGATTGCTCTAGGTTAGCAATGGGCAATAATTGTTGGAGTAGGCGAAACACAGATAAGGTAAACAAATAAGGAATTTATGGGAAAGCATTATTTACACATACGTATGGACTTGGTAAAGAAGTATACCTATGGTGCGTCATCGCAAGAAGTGAAAGCGCACAAGGAGACTCTTTGCTTTGCCATTTGGTGTAAGATGCAACGCAGAAATTCTGTAATATTTAACTTAACCATCAAGGATGTAAAGAAAAAACTCGGTGTAGGCTATCCAAAGGCAAGAAAATTGCTAAAGGATGTCAAGGAGGATGGACTCTTTACAGAACTTGGTAACGGGCGATTTATCGTGAATACGTTCCGTGATAAAGAAAAGAAGCCCAATAAAAAGGGCGGTCGCTTTCAAGGGGCTTACGTTTGTCGTATTCCTATTAATAAGGACTATAAGCTAAAGGAGTTATATTCTATAGTCAACAATATTTTGTACACATCGGTTATTAGTGGTGCTCGTCAAGACTGTTTTAACGTTGGCAACAATGATTGTGCTTGGCATCAACTAACTACTAACTCGTTTGCAAAGGTTGTGAATATGGGTCATGGCTCTATATGCCGAATCAAGAAGAATCTTATCTGCGAAGGTAAGATTAAGTCCACGTATGCGGAAATGCACATGGCAGATGATAGAAACGAGGGAGAGATGGAACGAACATTGCAAAGGTTTGGTCGTAGGAACTTTACGTTTAACGTAGGTAACCTGCACTATTTAATTATACCTTGCTCTTACTCTTTTGGAGACCGAGAGACTTCTATTGCTATCAAGCACAGAATCTATGGTTATAAATTGAAGGGACATCGAATGCAAATAAAGGAAAATGGCACAATAGGAAATCTACCTGATGACTTCTATGGTGGGTAAGTTCTATTTTGGACATTTTCATATTAGTAGTTAGTTGGAATAAGTATAGGAGTCTTTAAGAGGCTAACGTGTTCCTTGATATATTACGTGTTATTATTATATATACGAGATTATGAAGAAGATAGAAGAAAAGTACTTGGAATCAGAACATCAAGTTAGAGCTTATGATGTTTATCTGAGTTCATATCGTGTGAAAGGTGCAAATCGAGTGTTGGCTTATAGTCGATTGTATGATGGTGACAAATTCATTCGTGACAACTTCCTGGTCAACGAGCAACAAGCCGACAAAATAGAGGCTATGTTTGACTTGGTTAATAGAATATTGGAAACTTGTAAGGATATAGACTTGTTTACGATTCGTGTTTCAAACAAAACTTTTGCGAATTTAGTGAAGAATGCTGACTTTGCGGAAGAGTCTAATCGCTACTTTGGCAATATATCTAGATTTAAACGTCTGCTTGGCAAGAGGGAGGTGATAATTGTTATTCCCAATTGGTGTACCGCAAACAAAAAAGATTATGCTATTGACGAAATGGCAAAGGATTTGTATGCGAAGATACCATCTTCCCGAGTCTTTTCGGGTTTCTGTATAAAGAAAAATTGGATAGAAAAGGGCTTTATCGAAGATTTGTGGGACTTGTTATGGAAAAACGAATGGAGACAGAAAGATGGAAACTATTGTGATGATTGGCGAACATTGGCAGGTGCTTACAACTCCGTTTTGCGAACAGGCAAGAATGCAAAGTATGGAAAGGTTCAACCTAAGAAAGAAGAAACTGTTGTGGAAAGAAAAAGGCTTCTTCCAAACTATATTTGCTATACAGATGGTAGCTGCGATAACTATTCCACCCATAAGGCAGGTGGTTCTGCGTATATTGTTGTGAATACATCTACAGGTGAACTTGAAAAGGTCAAGACACACCATTGCTTGCATACTACCAATAATAGAATGGAGATGTTAGCGATAATATCAGCCGTTAATTATTGCCCGAAAGGTTCTGTCATAGAGGTTCGAAGTGATTCCAAGTACGCATTAAAGATGTTCCGCTATACAGATTGGGAAATAGGCGCAGATATAAAGAACACAGATTTAATCAAGTTGTATCGTAAGTGTGCAAAGGATAAGCTTGTTATTTTGACTTGGGTAAAGGGACATAATGGCGATGATTTGAACGAGCAAGCGGATTGCTTGGCTTTTGGTGCATATGAGAAAGCATTAAAAGAGAATGGCTTACCAATGGCTCCTGAGAAGTATCGTGCTATGAGACGAGGCAAGCAGACGGTGTTTGAAACAGATAATTAAAGATAAATTTGATTTATTATGAAAGAGTTAAGTTTTGATAAGCTATACGTAAAGTTTAGCAATTTATATTGTGAGTATCGTAGTAGAAAGCAATTCTTGAAGTGGTTGAAATCCTCAAAGAATCTTTCTGAAGAGTTGTTTGAAGTAACGCCAAGTGAAGGTGGTTCGTTTGACGTTGTGTTGTCTTTTGAAGAGATAAAGGATGTATTCCCGATTATGGAGAATTCATTGCCTAAGTACGAAAACGATATAAAGCAAGTTCTTTTGGCTATAAAGGAAATGGGACAGCTTGAAGTTGCAAAGATATGGCATGAGGATGATTGGGGTGATGGCTTTGTAGAGGATTTTTGTAAAACCCATGATATTTAATGAAGATACGGACGTTTGAACTTTGTGCCGGATATGACTCTCAACTGATGGCTTTAGAGCGGTTGAAGAAGAAATATTCTGATTTCGATTACGAGTGCATCGGATGGTCTGAGATAGAGCCAAGTGCAATAGCTTTGCATAATGCTTGCTTTCCTAGTCTATCCGGCAAGAACTTTGGTGACATGACCAAGATAGATTGGAGCAAGGTAGCCGATTTTGACTTGCTGACATATTCAACACCTTGCCAGTCTGTTTCGCAAGCCGGAAAGCAGAAAGGAATAGAGGAGGGAAGCAATACACGTTCCTCTATCCTTTGGTTCACAAGAAACGCCATTATTACCAAGAGACCGAAATACCTCTTGATGGAGAATGTAGCGGCTTTGGTTCAAACAAAGTTCATTGGGTTCTTTAATAAGTGGCGCAAGGAGTTGGAATCCTACGGATATGTTAACTATGCTAAGGTGGTAAATGCAGCCGACTGCGGTGTTCCTCAGAACAGAAAGCGTGTCTTCATGCTCTCTATACGAAATGATGGTGATAAGATAGATTATCATTTTCCGAGAAAGACAAAGCTGAAGAAACATTTGGTAGATGTCTTGGAGGAAAATGTGGACGAAAAGTACTTTATGAGCGATGCTCTGCTATGTAAAGAGAAATTTGTGTCAAATGAATGGAAAGAGCCTATGAGTGCAGCTATAAGAACTCGCTCTGAAGGGAAGTGGATAAAAGGCGAAATACATAGTCCAAAGGTCGAGCTTGGAAAGAATATAGCCAATACCATTACATCTGCGAGCAAGGACTCCTTGGTTGTGCTTGGAGAGACAAGGTTGCGCATTAGGCGTTTGACTCCGAGAGAACTCTTCCGCTTAATGAACGTTGACGAAGAATATATAGACAAGATGCTTGAAAGTGGAGTGTCGAAGTCAAGTCTTCAAAAGGCTGCTGGAAATTCTATAGTCGTAGCATGCATGGAGAGAATATTCAAGGAACTTTGGTTTTCTGAGAGTAATGTTAAGGTCGCTGATGATGGTCAGCTATGCTTATTTTAAATATTGACGATATGATGTTTTTAAATATTAACGAGAAAAAGGAGAAAGCAAATGCTATCTCATACAAGATAGATGAGTACATCTGGGGACGAAAGGATTTTGTTACCGATTGCCCCTATGGTGAGAAAGGCAGATACACCAATGCAATTAATAAAGTTGGTGATTTGGGGTGTAATACTTGTGAATGGCAGGTAAGACATGACCCAAGTACGCAAGTTGTGATGTGCTCCCATCCAAAGGTGTAGAAGAGCGAGATTAATAAACTTTTTAAGGATATGTGATATGGATAAAGAGAAATTAAAGAATGATTATGAGAATGCTTGCAATGCTTACTTGAAGGCATTCTGTGAGAAGCATGAGTTTTACGGATTAGATAATACGAAGACATTTTGGATAGGTGGCCAAGTTGGAGGAATAGCCAATTGCGGTGATTTGACTTTCGATATGGCTACTATTGTAACAGATATTGACAAGGAAGCTCCCGAAGAAGAGTTGTTGAAGTGGTACGATTATACTATTGAAGCTAGTGAGTTCAATTTGCCTATTCCAAACTTCGACCATTGGCTTATGGGGTGTCCTATAACACCAAGTAAATGGTTCGAGAATATGCGAGCAAAGCGTAAGGAGTTTGAGGATTTGTTGAAACAAGAAAACGAAAGGTTGAAACATGGAAAGAAGTAATCTTTTTAATCATTTGTTGAGGATATTTGATGAAGGTCTCAGTATGAAGACTACCGAACTTGAATATGGTACACTTGAAGTTACTGTAGAGAATCGAAGCCAAGACAAGAAAATCACATTCTTAGCAAAGGGCATGGAGGATGCCAAGCAGAAAGCAGCGGAATGGCAGGTTGGACAAATGCTCTTGAATTGCGATGATTTCGAGGAGATTGTTATGTTTTTGGCTCAAAGAAAGAAACTTAAAAAGGAAATGTCAAATGGATAAGAATTTTAGAAGTTGTTTTTGTTGCGTCCATTTCTTGGAAATACAAAATACTAGCATTGGGAATAAATTAATTTAATAAAAGGGGAGGAATACTACTTCCCCTCCTTTCTGTTTTCCAACGTATCCAGCACATCCCTAGCCTCTGCAATGGACGATGCGGAATACAACTCACCACCTTGTTTTATTAGGGCGATGAAATCACTCATAGCATTTACTTTGTTCTGCTTATCAAACAATTCTGCTACAGGACAGCCTATAGCGTTTGCTATTTTTTCGATAGTTGATATACGCAAGTCGTTTTTCTCGCTAAGTAAACGAGAAACCGAAACTCTATTCATACCCATCCGGTCTGCTAAGTCTTGTTGCGTTACACCATATTTATTAAGAACATCTTTAAATCTCATAATACGTAATACGTTACATTGTTATTTTCTTGCAAAGATAAGAATAATATTTGAAATGTAGCATATATACGTAAAATTATTAACTAAGTTTAAAGAATAGTACGTTATAAATGAGCATCAGTTAATTAACTTAAATACGTTACATTTTCTTTCTAAAATATTTGGTAGTGTAACGTAAATATGTTACCTTTGCATCGTGATTAAGAAACAAAGGTCACAATAACATTATTAATTTAGCTGAGGTTGCACCTCCGAGTCGGCACTCGTAAAACGGTATAGCAATATGACTACTTCAATGATAAGAAGAAACTTGATTCAGAAGTTCGTTATGATAGAGTTCGTAGGCAACAGGATAAACACCCAAAAGGACGTTGATAGAATGTTAAATATGATAACAGCTAAGCTCAATATGAACAACGATGAGGCCAAGAGCTTCTTGCGTGAGAGCATCGGACTTGCAAAGTAAGTAATTTAAGTTTAACGTTTAAAATTGAAAGATTATGGCTAATTCATTTAAGAATATGATGAGAGAAGTGATGAATATGGCACACAGAGCCTTTCAGCTTAAAGGTGCTTATATGAGTTGGGCAGAATGCTTGAAGCAAGCTTGGCAGGTAATAAAGCTGAAGGCTCGCATGAAGAAGCAGGTCGTTGAGTTCTATTTTCAGAAAATGAATGGTGAGATTCGTCAGGCTTTCGGCACATTGATGGAGAGTCACATTGACTACACTCCAAACGGCAAGGGTTACGCTTGCAAGGACTGCACCAAGTACTGGGATGAGGTCAAGGGTGAGTGGAGACAATTCAAGAACTACAACTTGATTCGAGTTGCTTAACAAGGTAATTAACGATTTAAAAAGAAACTAGATATGAGCGCAAAGATTATAGTGATGCAAGGCAATATGATTGCAACCATCGAAGAGACGAACAAGGACGCATTTATCAAGCGTGGTGAGTATAAAGAGACCGATCTGGACAGACATAAGCGTGAGGTCGATTTCTTGATTACAAGCATCGCAAACCGCTACGAAGTGACATTCAATCACAAGGTAGAGCTGAAGGAAAGCCGGAGCATCAAGAAAAGCGAGTATTTCGAAAACATCTACTACGTTACCGAGAACGCATTGAACAAGCTGAAAAAGCAATACTCATACGAGTGTGATTTGTAATAGATTTCGTGAGGCACACGTTAAAGGTAATAGACAACAGGGGTATTTGAAAGAGAGCGAAATGTAAAAAACTGCAAAACAAATAGTAGATTCTATATAGTAAGATTAAAATATATTAATATAGATAAGGAACACATTAAATTATTTGCATATTACAATAATTCTTTGTATCTTTGCATCGTGATTAAGAAACAAATGTTATTAATTAAAATGGTGAGGCACACCACAAAAACTGAAAGAAATGACAAAGAAAGAAATTTTAAAACAATGGCTTGAAGAACCAAAAGTGAAATATTGTAGCAATTCAAATTTCACGTTAGGTTATGGTGATGGATGGGATTGGGTTAAAGATACCCTACGACCAACTATCACGAAGAATGCGATGTTTCTTAGATTCTTGGAGCATGGTTTCCGTGAGATAGAAGAGTTTCTGAAATCAAAAACCGGAAAACCTAGCGAGGAGGATTGCACATTATATTCCGTTGGGTACAAAGATGGAGTCAAGGATGCCATGATTGCAATTAAGAATAGATTTGAAAAATTAAAATAGGAGGTTAAATGGATTTAGGAAAGGCGATTAAGACAATTAGGGTGAGCAAGGGCTTGACCCAACGACAACTGAGTAAGGCTATCGGTTGTAGCGAGACAAATATGTTGTTTATGGAGACCGGAAGAACGTTTCCACGTAAGAGTAAGATTGATGCAATATGCAAGGTATTGGAGATTCCGATGTCATATTTGTTGATGTTCTCTATTACACCGGATGATATTCCGGAAGATAAGCAGAGTTTGTACGCAAGCATCGTTGAGCCGATGCGTAACGAATTTATTAGGGAGTTACTGCGATGAAGAAATGCTATTATTTTGTGGGTAAGTATGTCAAGAATGGCATAACACGAATGTGTACTGGTACACAAGAGACGATTGAAGGCTATTTTGATTTCGTCAGTGCTGGAAATTTTATAGCACAAGAAAAAGATGTTGATTACAAGGACGTAATTGTAACTTTTTGGTCTGAGATTAATTCAATAATGTTAGATAAATATAGGAAAGTATTAGGAAACATAAAAAATGGTTGAATTCGAGTATGAAGGCAGTATCATTTGGAAAAATTACGATTTCCATTTTATGCCTTGTGTAGGTGATAAAGTCGTGATTAACAATCTTACATACAAGATTAAGTCTCGTGTGTTCAAGTGCCAAGGAAAGACAGTTAAAGTTGTTTTAAAAAAGGTTGATAATGAAAATACGAATAGTTAAATATGTTTGTGCCGATGGAGTAGAAAGAGGTATCTTGGAGTACCGTAACCATTGGTGGGAGAAGTGGGAGCCATTGCATCAGGACGGAAAGCTGGCTTATGTTTCATATATGGGAACGAAACCATATAAGTCATTGCAGGAAGAGTGCTTTGATGTACTTGGATTGAATGAAGAACAGATAAAGGTGCGTGAACAGATGTCCCGTTATATCTTGGATGCAGAAGAGGTATATGTTGGTGCTAGAATAGGCAACGAATATCATATCGGCTATGATGTTGATAATGATGAGAGTCTTGAAACGCTTAGAAATTTGGAGGAATAGTTATGATCGGAAAGATTTTTTCGGTTAATACCGATATTGTATATCGTAGAGAGGAGAGTTTGAATCTCTTCGAAGGCAAGAAAAAACTTGATAAGGTGGTGTCTGGTCGGGTATTCAAGGAACAAATCAAGTTGCTTGGTTTTACCATCAGGACAAAGTATTTTTATCAGATTTGCTGTCCACAAGTCAATATGAATGATACCCATGAGGTTATTGTATTGAATAAGGTCGAGGATTTGGTAAGGACAGAGTGCTATAACAAGGTTGTTGAATATTCTAATAGAAAACATCATGCCTAGTGTTAATTGTTTCAGAAGAGTTCTGTTAGATGTCGGTGGCAAGAAGATAATTATCAGTGTGCCGCATGGAATGACCGAAACCGAAGTAAACAAGGTTATGATTGTTACTAGAGGTTATCTTCAGCAATATGTCTATGTTGAAATGGTGTTGGCAGAGTGCTTCATGCAGAAAATCGAAAAGAGTATTCTGAAGAAGAAATGCGTTAGGTTTGAAGTGAAGAAGAAGTGGGTGGACTGCAAGAAGAACCTTCGCAAGGCGATTAAGTATTATGACGCTTATGTTCCTAATGCAGATTTCAATAACGAATTCGCAATGACGTTCTATGACAAGATTAGTGAAGACTTGTACAAGTTGCGAGATAAGCTTGCGGTGAGGTTACAGAACTTAGGGATTGGTGAAAAATCGGGAGTTTATGCGAATGCAATCATCCTGTACAATCTGACCAACCTTTGTTTGGGAACTTACGAGAATATCATCCGTAAGCTGTATGAAGATTTGCATGTTAACTTAATGCAAGCGTTCAAGGATTTTGCTCCTATCTTGGCCTTTGAAAATTCTTATGACTTCATGGCATTGGTGATGGATAAGGATTTCAAAAGATTGGCTGACCATTTGATGACTAAAGAGATTCTTTCTTATTTCGATAAGGTGAGAAACGGTGTCTTCAACGAACAGACTTTGAATGCAGCCGCTGTAAATGCGACAGAAGACTTGAAAGACGATGAGAAGGATTTGCAGAAAACTTATATCGGAATTAGTGACTTTATGAAGAGTGACTATCCTTTGGAGAGTGTGACATCTAAGAAAGCAAGCTAATGAAAATCGAACCAAGTGAGTTCTTGCCTATAGGTAATGAATTTCAGAAAATCTTCGGAATAAGCTTTGGAAAATTCATTGATATGCGGTTTCTTTTAGCGAGAAAAGAGTTAGTCTTCAATCTGCTGAAGTTCACAGATTGGCTTGAAGAGTGCTATCCGGATGAGTGTTCCATTGATGGAGTGAGTTATAATACTGTTGTCGAGCGAAAGTTTGGTAAGCGAGGTGTTAAAATGATAAAAAAGCTATTGAAATGAAATACCCACGTGTCAAAGCCGTGTGATGCCCAGCGTGGGGGCGGGATTGTAAACTTAGGAGTCACACGGCTTTATTTTGAAGTTTCATAACTACAAATAGCCTATCGCTAATGGTTGTTCCCTTGGGCAGGGAGATAGTTAATACCGCATCGTAAGATGTGAACACTTAAAATTTGCCGACAACCATTGGCACTTTAATTATAAAACAGGTGAAAGTTCTTGCCGATTTCCTTGCATATATGAAAGAAATTTCGTATCTTTGCAAGTGAATTTCGGTGAGACACACCTTTCAAAAACTGGTTAAAATTTAAGAATATGATTTCATACAAGTACAAGCTATATCGGACGAAGAAGACGAAGCATTTGGATAAGATGCTCCGTGAGGCTTGCTATGTTTGGAATCACGCTCTTGCCTTGCAGAAGAGATACTATAAGCTGTATCACAAGTACATTCCAAGATTTACTATGTATAAGCATTTCTCTAAGTGTTATAAACCAACATTGCTTAATTGTCAAACAGTTAGGGAGGTGTTGGATAGATTGGATATATCTTACAAGCGTTTCTTCAAGCATGATGCGAAGCGTCCACCAAAATTTAAGAAAGCAATAGAATTTGGTTCATTTGCCTTTCAACAAAATGGCTATTCCCTTAGTGGAAACGAGTTTGTGATAAACAAGATAAAGAAGTCATTTAAGTTCTCTCTGAGCCGTCCCTACGATGGCAAGGTCAAGAGGGTGTCGGTCAAGCGAAACAAGTTGGGCGAGTACTTTATCGTCCTTTGCTTAGACAAGCAAGCCGAGTCTTACGGAAAGTCACATGATGGTGCATCCGTGGGCATCGACTTTGGATTGAAGAAGTACATGACTTTGAGCGATGGGCGTGAGATTGATAATCCTCAGTTCCTTAAAACTGACTTGTTGGAGCTTAGACGCAGGTCTCGCAACCTCTCGAAGTGCAAGAAGGGCAGCAATAACCGCAAGCGCAAGAAGCTGGAATTGGAGCGATTGTATCGGGATATTGTGAACAAGCGTTCCGATTTCCAGTGGAAGATGGCGCATGAGTTGTGCAAGCGTTATGACTTGATTTGCTTGGAGGATTTGAACTTGGAGGGAATGAAGCGTAATTGGGGACGCAAGATGTCTGACTTGGCTCATGGCGATTTCGTTGTGAAGTTGGAACACGTTGCGAAAAAATATGGCGTTCAGGTTCATAAGATTGACCGATTCTTCCCTTCGAGCCGCCTTTGTACTTGTGGTTATAAGAATGATAAGCTGTCATTGAGTGATAGGGTTTGGACTTGTCCTATTTGTGGTGCAGTTCATCCTAGAGACCTCTTTGCAGCTGAGAATATACTTCGGCAGGGCATTGCCGAATTGGGTAGTGGTAGTAAGCCGTCCGAGCAATCGCAAGGGTGCAGCCACGTTAGTCACCCAACAATTCCTTGCAAGTAGCGAGGGAGTATGTCAAACCAGGTCACTGGGGAGGTGTTGACACCAACAAGGGTTTAAATCCCTTGTCATCCACTAATTTTAAAAGGTAAAATCATGAATGAGTATTGTGAGAATCTGATTTCAAATGGAGTTCCTAGCTGGATAGTAGAGGAGGCTTATAAATTTACAATTGAGGCTTTGAAATCAGCAGAAGGTTTGGTAGGAATTGATAAGGAAAATAGTGAGCTGTATAGAAATGTCATTATCGCAGCCTACATTGAGGGTGCTAGTGCTACATTGGTAAAAGTGCAAAAATATTATGGCGGTGAGGAACATAGTTAGACAATGGAACGAGGCAACTGAAGGACATTCGTACCGCTTCAAAGGTGGAGATATTTTTCTCCGGTTGGTTAAGGCTGAAGGCAGTTATGAATTGCGTAACCCTATAGGTTATGGTGTTCAAGTAGTCAAATGCAAAGACTTGGATGAAGCAGATACAAAAGCCAAGGAAGTGCTAGAAGCGTTTTTTGAAGACAAAGTAAACATAAAAGTTATTTGATTATGGACTTAGAAATGTTGATTGATAAGATAGACTTTAGTCAAGGTGCAAGGCAGATAGCCAAGCAAGCCTTGGAGTTGGGAATGAAATATCAAAAGGAAGGTGCTTGGCATTCGGTTGAAGAATTGCCGGAGTACAACAGACGCATTGTCGGTCTGACTAAGGTTCGTAAGCGTTTCAAGCATCTGAATTTCTTAGGCGAGGAATGGTGGAATAGGTTCACGAAATCAAACGCCATCTATAAATGGGCTTATGTGGATGATTTGATATGATAGTAATCGTAGAAATCCATAATGCTATTTTGTTTTAAAGGTTTGCCCCATCACTATATAATAATGTAGTGGTGGGGATTTTTTTTGTGTTAACGTCAGTAAATTGTCGGTGTTATATGTTATGATATATTAAAGAACAAAAGAAACACATTAAAAAGTTTGCATATTTCGGATATTCTTTGTATCTTTGCATTGTAATTAAGAAACAAGGTTACTAATTTAAAAAAGGTGAGACACACCACAAAAACTGTAAGAAGAAAGTGGAAAAGAATAATGTTTATGTAGAGGTGTTGACAAAGATTGCCAGCCTCATGGGTAGAACAAAGGAGTCTATCCAGATGTCGTCTTCAAATACTCATACGAGTATTACGATGTTTGCCGAAAATAATAGCAAGATTATTGGAAATTGGTATTTTGATGCTTCCGATAGCAAGGAGTTGGTGGATGCTACCTTCAATGGTCTGAAGGCTTTGGTTGAGTCTCTTGAGCACAATAAGAGCAATGACGGACAAGCAGCGTAAGTACATAGAAAGTCTTATCAAGAAAGTGTTTCGTAATGCAGATTCGCAGAGCGAAATACTTTCCAGATTGGATAGGGTTAAGATTTCAAGCCATCAAGCTTCAGTAATGATACATGCATTGAAGTTAGAGTGCAATATCGGTCGCTCCGTTCCGGCATATATGTTAATGGCAAACAATCTAAATTCAAAAATGGATGAGTTCTTTAGTATATTAGGGTACGATGAATGACGTATTCTTCAAGAAGAAAAGAAGTTGATATGAAAAAGGTAATTATGATAATAGCCGTTGCCGCCATTTTGGTAGGTTGCAAAGGTAAGGGTACAAGAGTCCAAATCTCGGATTCTGTTGACAAATTCAAGGTCGAGAAATTGTTTGTTGTAGATAGTATAACAGTGTACAGGTTTTATGACAATGGAAATGCTATCTATTTCACTAACCGGAAAGGTAGGGTAGATGCGACCCATTCCGAGTACAATCCGGTTACTCACACATACAATGACGAGGTTAACGAAACTTTATGTGAAGGAGATTGAAAAATGGAAAAGAGATTAACTAAGGAAGAGTTCCTTAAGGACTTATGGCATCCTGCTAGCGACAAGCCAAACATTAAGCAAGGAGAATGTTGCGTTACATGTTTGGTTAAGTTCAAAAATGGAAGTACGGAATTATGTGTATATTTCCGTAATCCAGAAGGATGGGTATGTGATGATATGAGTCCTAAAGATTTTAAAAGAAATTTTAAGGGATGGCTCTATATTGATGATTTACTGCCAAAGGAAGGAGGTAATCAATGAAAACATTTATCTTTGATGTTATGCTCAACGGAAGATTTGTCTGCACGTTAAAGTATAAATATTGTGCGCTCTTCCCGATAGATTTTGAAGATTTAGAAAAGTTCGTCCTCCAAAAGAGACCTACTTTGAAAGGTTATGATTTTAGAATTATGTTTTAAGGAGTAAAGCGTATGTATTTTGAATATAGAATAGTCAAAATTGAGAAAGGTTTGTTTCTCATCGAGTATAAGACCGCTCCTTATGGAGTTTGGCATGAAGTAGATAAAAAGTTCAAAACTAAGCCAAAGGCAGAAGCTTGGGCTAGAAAGAACTTAGTTTAATGAAGTAAAGCGTATGAATGGATTGTTATCAATGATTGGTATGCAAACTGAATTGGAATACCAAATGGGTGATGATTTTCCTTTCGGTGTTCCACGTATCAGATTTAATGTTCCAAATGGCAACATTCCATCCGATAAGCAGAAGTGCCAGCCAAAGGCGCAGCATGAGTTCACCATCAAAGGTATTAAGATTATGGCAGCTTCAAAGAAAGATGCTATTAAGAAGTTTAATCATCGTAAAAAGTAAAGCGTATGTTGTACGAAGCAAAACAGGGAAGTAAGGCTTATAAATACATTAAGAGTATTCTTGAAGCTGAATTTGAAGAGCATAAAGCCTACATGAAAAGAGTGGAAGAAGCCGTTGGCTTCGAGTTTGAGAAGTATCAAGGTTATCAACCTAACCGCAGTCTGCTGCGAGAGTATCTGATAACCGCCATCTGGGTACCATCTGAGCGTTTCGACACATTGGATGAAAAGGCATGGAGAAAGATAGATAGCCGAATGTTTGAGGATGGTCATTACGTAGCAATAAAGCCAAACAAGCGTTGCAAGCAGGGTAAGGCTATCGCTGCCGTTCTTGCCTCCTACAAGGCTGTCACCAGCCATTTCGATATATTGAAGGAACTGAATATCGAAGTTCCGCACGTCAGCCGATTCTCCATCACCCAGCTTTTACGTCACAAAGACCGCATTTTCGTTTACTTTGATGATAGTATTAGAGCTGAGAAGCAAAATCCAGACTTCGTGGAAATCACGATAGGTGAATATGAGGATCTTATTAATAGCAAAGATTAAAGCGTATGGCACAGAAATATATTGAAGATGACTTTGTGATGACAAGAACAGAGCCAAACAACTTTACACCAAATGGTGTTGTTTGTAAGTTTGTTGACTATGAAACAATAGACAAAGTGTTATTAAGAACGATTAATGGCATTGATGGATTTATTGTAGAAAAAGGTCAGTTTGTTCCTATTCCTCTTACCCCATCCATTCTAGAGAAGAATGGATGGGAACATAAGGACGATATATATTTCAAGGAATTTCCACACCGAAAGCTTGTAATCATGGATGAGAATGCATATATAATCAATGAATGTTGTTCGATGTTTCTTTGTCCAGCCAAGTTTGTTCCACAACTCCAGCACCTTCTCTTCGGTCTTGGTCTTAATCACAAAATGGAGGTGTAGGTATGGATGCAATGTTTCAAGTTTGTAAATATTGCAAGCATGCAAAACCAACTGAAACAGATTTACTTTATTGTGAGATTTGGAAACGGAAGGTATGTGAGCATGAAAGTTGTGACGGAGATTCTGAAAACTATTTTGAATAAGTTTATAACGCCTTCAGACATAAATAAATAGTAATATGAATGCAACAGAAGCAAAGAAGACGCTATTTGAGATTAGAAAAAATCTTATAGACGATAAGCAGAAGCATGCTATTTGGTTAGCAATCAAAGCTATTGATTATTGTATAAGATTGAGGAAAGGATATTAACAGATAGTAATATGAAAGCAAGTGAGTTGATAGAGCATTTAAAATCTTACATTGACATCACGGGTGGAGATTGTGAAGTACTTGTATTTGATAAAGCAGATATTTCTTGTGATATTAAGAATACTTCTACAGATGGTGATTATATATTTCTACACATCATCTGATAAATATACAACGAAGACACCAGAGTAAATAACTATCCCTTATGGGATATAAATATAAGTAATATGGTAGTATTGTTAACGATTTTAGGAACTATCTTTCTGATAGTTAGTGCAATATTTTGGTCAGAAACGCCAAAGTTGAGAACAGTAAGTATTGTAATTGCGACAGTGGCAGCAATACTTATGACCTTATGTTATGTAGGCTCTGTGCTTGCACAATATATGATAGAATTTACGAAATAATTAACTAACCATCCTCTCCTTGGAAACAGGGAGAGGGTAAAAAGAAGAGAATATGGACTTAGTAATTACAATATTAGGTTGGATTGCATTAGGTGTTATATCTGCTTATCTGTTGGCAATAGTAGGTAAAATAATCTTTGATGCTGCAACCGCTGATTATAAGTTATACAAGCATGTAAGATTGTGTCGCAAGAGATTGCTAAGACAGCGATATGAAGATTATGCTTGGCTATTATTCCAGTTAGAGAAAGATACGGAAGTTTTCAATCTTACTCATAACACAAGAGATTGGACTTTTGAAGATTGGAGAGAATTTTATCTTAAAAAAGCAAAGGAGGGTAAGTAATAAATATAATCTTCATATACGTAAAAGTATTAATGATATAAAGAAATGAATTATGACTTTAATGGAATTACAGAAAGAAATTGTCGCTATGATTGCTAAGTGTGGTTCAGAAACTCTTGTTGTTAGAACTGATAGCCAGAGTTGGATAAAAGACATAAACTGCCTAAAGCACGCAAATATTGATGGTAGAGAAATGATAATCATTAGTTAAGGAGGGGGAATAATGAGTAAAATGAACGTTAAGGAGTCTCTTTTAGAAGTTGTTAAAAGCAATAACTTAGAGATAATAAAAATAGATTTATTCAACGATTTTGAGTTGTTCGTAAGGGAAGGTACTAGGGAACGTAATGAGTATTGCAAGACTTATGCAACATTAGACGATTTGGATTTTGATGTAGAGGCTTTCTTGCTTAATGATGAAGTACGTGGAATTGTATACTGCCAAGATAAAGACACAAAAGAACCAGTGTGGATTGAACCTTGGAGTGACGAATGCTGTTCTTGGTGGCAGGTTAGTAGAGTTCCAAAGTTCTATAAAGATAAATCTTTAGTAAGAAAAGTAATTTACTAATTAAAAAGTTAAAGAATTGAATATGATAGGAGATATAATATTATTCTTAAAGAAATGGTGGAAGCAAAATATTACTTGTCACCATGAGTATGTCTATAAAGAATTAGGCAGAATCAATTTTGAAGAGTGTCGAAAGTGCGGAAGAATAAAAAATTACATAGGTTAAAATTGAGGAAGGTAAGCAATGAGTAAAGAAAAAGCTATCGAGAAAATACAATATGCTAGAATGCAAGTTGCTTCTGTATATGCATGTTCTGCTATCTTTGATGAAAAGACAAAGGTAATAGAAGGCAGACAGAAAGAACTTGAAAAAGCGATTGTCAATTTGCATGATGCAATTAAAGAGTTGGAGGATTGATTATGACAAGAAAAGAAGCAATGGCTTTCGCTATCAGCGTAGGAAAGCCGATAAGACATAACTCATTTTCAAAAGGTGAGTTTGTTCAATACAAAGGAAAGGAGTTAGTTGACGAAGAAGGAACTATCCTTCCTCAACAAGAGTTTTGGGCTATCCGTTCAGGTGACTCTTGGGAGAATGGATGGGAAGAATATAATGATAATTGATTATGACAAGAGAAGAATTACAAAATAAACATGGCGATGCTATCTGTGAGTATTGTAACAAGAACATTATCTCAGAATATAACATCGGCATAGGTGAGCTTTGCGAAGGTCAGTATTGTGAGGAAGCACAAGATGGCTACGCAGCAGAAAATAACATAGAGTTGGAGGATTGATTATGATACAAAAACAGACATGGAAGGATGAAATCAGAATTTTAATAACTGATGAAGAAAATCATGGCTCTGTTCAAATATCTATTCCATTATATGTTAGTGATATTTTCGGCAAGGCTGATGCTCTAATATACGCTCTTTGGGTTGATGTTGTTTATAGAAGAAATGGTGTTGCACAACGCCTGTTACAACTCGCAGAACAACAGGCTAAGTTAAATGGGGTGAAGACAATCGGATTGGAATTTGATAAAGATGAATCTGATAGATTTGTTCTAGATTGGTATCTCCGTAGTGGTTATAAATCATTTGATAAGAAAAGTAATTTATTAATTAAAAAAATATAGTATTAGTTATGTCATGGTTAGCAGTAGATAAAGGTGGCTGTGAACATATTTTTGCAGAAAAACCTTGCAGAAATGAAAGTAATACATTATGGATTTGCTCTGTCTTATATTTATATGGGCAGAGGTACGCAAATACCGGTTGCTGTTACCTTCCTAAAGGAAGCATTAAGAAGCTCATCGGAAAAGAATTGTCTTGGAAAGATGAGCCTGTCGAACTTAAAGAAGAGTGATATGGAATGGGATGTTAAATTTGTACTAGCAAAGCTTTTGAATGATATGAAGTATAAAGAAGCCGTAGAGTTAATAAATGCCCACAATGATAATGTTGATGCTCAGGATGTAGATATTTTTATATCAGGATTTAGCTTAGTATACTCAGAGCTTCTTAATCCAATATTACCAATATTGGAGAGATACCTTTCTTCTAGTGCCATTTCTTGGCAAGGAAGAATGAGAATAGCTTTAGCTATACAGCATGCAAGAAACTTAAAAAGAATAATTATGGTAAGAGAATTTGAAGTAAGAATTAGGGTTACTATTGATTCTAAGTGCAAAGATAGTGACGATGATATTATAGAAGCACTTATGAATGGAGCAGATAAGTATTTCTATCCATATTGTTGTAGTAATGAACATATAGAGCATACTAATAGTACTGCTCATAAAGTTAAATAAAAATGAGAAGTATGCACGAAAAAATTATAGGAGCAGGAGTAGCTAACTTATTTATTGAGCGAATGAAGTTAGAAGGATGGTTGCCAATTAAAGAGTATTTCAAGATGGAAAAACTTGGAATTGAGCTTGATTGGGTATTGGTTCTTACTATGGAGAATGATGGATTTATCGCAATACCAATGGTAGCAGAATATCGTGTTCCACATAAAGATAGTGGGCGAAAATCTGGTTGGTATAAAGATGAGATTGATAATCCAAATAGGAGAATTGACGATTGGACTAATGTCATCATGTTCAAACTTTTAGATAAGCCTAATATTGACGGAATAAGGGATTCTATTCTTGACAAATATAAAGAGGCCGAAGGTATTACAGATACTCATGCTTATAATTTGTCTTTCAATGAGACGGTTGTTAAACAATGTAAGGGGATTAAATGATTATAGCTTATGAAATTAGAAGACATCAAATTCAAGGCTAAACGTCTTGACAATAACACTTGGGTAGAAGGTTACTTCTATGTTGAATGTGGTAACACTTACATCATCGAGGATAGGCAGAGTGAATCAATGCTTAATAGAAATGATGCACATCAGGTTGACCCTTCTACAGTCTGTATGTCCACAGGGCTGACAGATTGCAAAGGTAATGAGGTTTGGGAAGGTGACATGCTTTCAAATGTTACCAATGATAGTCCTGACGGAATAGTAGTGTTTAAATATGGCGCATTTTGTTTGCTCGCTAAGAATGGTCGCGACTTTTGCGTTGCACTAACATACCTTATGAGTGAGAAAGATTCATTAAATAGATTTAAGGTTATTGGCAATAAATTCGATAAAAAGAAGTAGCGTATGATAAAAAAATATTAGAAAAAGTAGTTCAAAGACTGAATGCTTTAGCCACAAAGCTTTTTAAGGAAGAGACTTATCCTTATCCTCCTCTTTCAAGAAGAGAACGAAGAAAGTTTGAACGTGACAACATAAAAGCTGAGAAGAATATAGCGTTATGTCGTAGATGTATGAAGAACGCTCCTAGTTGGTGGTGTCCAGGAGAACGTTGCTATTTCTTCCCTTATCGAAGACACGTATTATTTGGAGATAAAAATAAGTAGTATATGGAAATTGTAATTTTATATATAAGTGTTAGTCTAATTTACATCTTTCTTGTTTGCTTGGATGGAGAAGATGTAAAACCGAAATGGAAACAATGGGTAGCTGACAAACTAGGCATCAAGCCAAAGATAGAGGTTAGATACATAAAGCCACAAGTCGTTAAGCTTCGTTCAAGAGTTACAATGTCGAATTTTGAAATGCAATACTATTGCCGTGACAAATCTGGCATGGAGCAATTGAAGAGAAGAGCAATAGAAAGTGTGTACGATGAAATTCTTAAGGGAATGAAGGCAAACGAATTGGTTTCCATTTCGCAATATAATGACATTTATAGTACTAACACTATTTATGAGGGGACATGTGAAATTTATAAAAACAAGTAGTATATGAAGATAAGACAAGCTAAGAAAATAATGAAGCAAGTCTATAAGACTAGATATTGGGCTTATAGGCAAGGCTATTATTGTGGCAAGAAAGATGCTGGAAAGCTAGCCGGAGACCATCGTTTGTTAAAGGCTATGCGTCTTACAAAGAAGTGGAAAAGCCGCAAGATACGAAACGAAGCGAATAAAATGTTGAAGAAAAATCCGTTAAAACCGAGGGATCTTCAACGTAGTGTTTTAAGATTAATGGGATATGGATGTAGCAAAGCTTAATCGTAAAATTCTAGGTGTAGACCTAGAATACAAAAACGTTTATATTGATGCGGAGAATACGAGGATGATACGTGCTAAATTACCTGAAGGGCATTGCGATTTGGTTCGCACAGATGTGTGGAATGGTCGTGTGAATCATCCGGAAGAGCATGATATTGTAAAATATACGGCAATCTCTTGGTATAGAGAAGAATTTGTCGGTGGAGTTGATTTAGGTCGCAACTACATGCATGCTAAATATAAGTTCTTCGAGTTGGTTGTGAATAAAAAATATATTTTGGAAATGAAACATAAGAAAAAATGGAAATGCTAGATAATAAGTTAGTCATAGATATTCCTAAAGGAATGGAAGTGGACGTTGAAAAAAGTGATTTGAAAGCGGGCATTATAGCATTTAAGAAGAAGGAAATCAGCTATGCGGATGTTTTATCTGCTTTAGCTGGTAAAGGTGTTTGTCCTGCCGATATAAAAGTTCCTGAAATGATTGCAGGAAAGATAATCGCATTAGCTAGGTTAATGACTATAGCTAAGTACTATAATGGAGATTGGAAACCGGATTGGAATTCTCAAGAATATAAGCATAATATCATGCGAACCAGCGAATATGGTATTACTTCTTGTGGTAATTATAACGAAGGTGCTATTTACTTCAAGAACAAAGAAGATGCCCAAGCCGTTATTGATAATCCGAATTTCAGAAGCATTCTTGATGCAATCTATAAGGACTAAGGCTTATGAAGGAAATGTTCTTTAAAAGTGTAAAGTTCCGTGAAGTTCAGCATTTGGCATTCTCGGATGAATATATAACTGCATACGTATCGGTGAACCATGTTCCTAAGATACACCTAAGTGTAAATACACCTCGTGATGAATATGGGTTTGCGAAAGGTAAATCAAAGCGTTACTTTAGAGTGGGGTTTGGAAAATGGCTCACCGAACGAGCGTTTGTTAAGAAATATTTTAGTGAAGAATAAATGAATATAAAAAAGTCAGATATGGGAAATAAGATTAATGTAGCGGAAATCCTAAAGGATAAGTCGCAAGGAACTAAGTTGTACGACTTATTACGCAATATAGACGTAGAGTTAGATAAAGTCCACACAACAGACGTTGGTACTTATATAGAATGTACATCAACTAATGAAGTAGGCAGTACTCTTTTGTTTGATTATTCAAAACTAGGTACAGAAAAATGCTGGCTTGAAGGCTTACGGATTCTCCTTCCTTCTAAGAATATGCGTGACTGGGGCAAGTTCGCCTGGAAGAAGGGCGATTTGCTTATCAATAGTTGTGGATTTCAGTGCATTTTCAAAGAATGGGCATCTGATGATTATACAAAGTTCAACGGATGCTATTCTAATAGCAGGGATGGTTACGAAGACGTATCAAATGCAGAAACAGCTAAGTTTGACAAGTTAGATAACAATATTGCCTATGGATATGTCAGAGAGATTGAAAGAAAATTAGGAGGAATATTAAACCTTGAAACTTTGGATATTGAGAAGGCTCAGCCAGAGTTCAAGGATGGTGATATACTATGTGTAATTGAAAGTTCTAACAATTATCACTATATACTTATATACGAAGGTCAAGATGATGAACATATTTATCGCTATGTAACAATGCTTGAGAATAATTCTTTAATTATAGAAAAGGGTTCTTATTTTACAAAACCAAAAGACTATTCTATGCGCTATGCCACAGAAGAAGAGAAGCAGCAGCTCTTTGACGCTCTCGCAAAGAAAGACAAGGCTTGGGATGCTGAGAAGAAAATGATTGTTGATTTGAAGAAAAAAGTCGAGCTTAAACCTTTTGATAAGGTTGTAGTAAGATGTAGCGAAGCAGATAGATGGTCTATAGATTTCTTTAGTTATAAAGCACCTAACGGATATATATGTACAGGAGACGCTTGGTTTGGATATTGTCTTCCTTACAATGAGGAGACTGCAAAGTTAATAGGTACAACTAAAAATATGGAGGTTTAAGATATGGACGAAGCTTTTAAGAAGGAACTTATAGAGCATTGTAAAAGGCAAATGCAACGCTTTGAGAGAATGGGAAGAACAGATTCTTTCGCATATAAAGAACATGCTGTTTTACTTAGTTTTCTTGAACGTCCATATTTACCTTTTTAATATAGTAATAGTTATGATAGACATAAAGAAAAAAATCCAAGCCGCCAGAGATTACGCAAGAAAAAGCTATCGTGTAATCAGAAAGGTTAGCAAAAACGGCTTTATGGTTCAAAGAGATAAAAATGCCGATAAGCATTTCTTGGATGGCATTGATTGGGCAGAGAAAGAGATATTCAAAGATTTGATTCATAATGCTAACGAAGTTCCTCAAATTGGCAGAGGAAGGATTCTTGCATACTCAAGAGACTGCGGTTATAGAAATCTTTACAACCTATACGATATGATGTACAAGACTGATTGCGGCACATATCAAGAAATGTGGGAATTAGAAGTTAAAGCTTACTATTTGGATGGTTGGATATACGCAGATGAATTGTTTGACTTAATTATCAAAGGAGGTGATAGCAAATGACCGATGCAGAATTTAATAAGTTTGTGCTTATGCTAGAGAATGAAGCGTTTCGGTTTTCGAGAAGCCAAAACGAATTTAAGGAACATCGAGTAGTGATAGAACAGTCTTTCAAGATAGGAGGGATGTTCATCCTTCGAGAGTTGGAAAAGTATTTTAATCAAAAGAAGTAAGCGTATGATATTATATGAGAATCAATGTTTTGAGCTTTTAAAAGCTTTGTGTTATAGTGTCCCACAGAATCCAAATGTCGGTAGGTTTGAGATTGCAAACGTGATACTTGACACATTACAAAAAATAAAAGATGCGGATTAACAGCTTTCGGGCACAAATTTAAAGATAATGACAAAGGAAGAAATATTGGAAAAGGCTTCTGATTTTGAGGATGAAGATGAGTTTGTGAAGTGTGATAGATTGCCGTTCACTGAAGAATTGTGGCTTTTACATCAGCTAGTGTATATCGGCTTGTCTTGCACCTTTACAGGTCGTGGCTATATAATTGAGAAACTTAAAGATTAGTAAAATGGAAGCGAATGATTATTTGAAGGCTATGCAAGCTATGGACGAATTGGATAGACTTGTAACTAGTGTATATCCGGATAAGTTCAAGTTGGTCTGCAAGAAGCATGGAATAGATGAATGCGAGGCGATGAACATGTATTCGTACTTGCAAAAGATGCAAAAAGGTCAGTCTTGGTTAGTTAGATACAAGCCATTGGAATATCTAGAGCGTGTATTAACACTAGCCAAAGAAGCTTATGCGTCTTACATGAACAACGGCTTGATTCTAAGTATGGTCAATTTTGGTGATAAGTACACAAGAATACTTGTAATCTTTGAGAAAGATGGCGTGAGAAGCCAACAGGAATTTGACCTTAGAGAGCAAAGAACATATGTTGATATAGCGGACTTTATTGGAAATGGTTACTCCATCGTATCTGTTATCCGTCAGTCTGACAATGTTGACAGCGAAAAGTTTGTTGGAGAAAAGGATGAGCGAAGTCATAGTATTCCTATTTACGATGGTGATGTAATGCTTTGTTACGTGAATAAACCGGAATTTTGGAGTTCCGATTGGCGTAATAGCGGACTTTATATTTGTGAGAGCGGCTCATATCATAGATTGCTATACACCCCGAATAAGGGGTACGTAAGACATGGAGAGCCTGATGTAGATGAAGACTTCACCCTTGATATTGGGGAAGAATCCTTCAGTAGTTATGTTATGACTTTAAGCCAGTCTTGGTATAAGTTGGGTAATGTTCATGCAGGTATAGGCTTTTTGAAGGAGAAAGAATAGAAGAGTTAAAGGAGAGGAATATCATTTCCCCTCCTTAGCCTTAATCTCCAGCTCGATAGGCTTGCCACAATGAGGGCAAACAAATGTTGGCTTAGATGGCTCTATTTCGTCTTTGAAGAAGTCGCCAACTTTGCACCCTAATACATCGGCAATACGCTGTAATGTCCTCATCGTAGGGTTACGGCTGAGGTTTTGGGTAAAAGTAAATCTTGTGATACCCATTTCTTTTGCTACCTGTTCAATAGTGAAGCCCTTTTCTTTGATAATTGTTTTAACGTCCATATTTCTTATATTTAATAATGTGAGATTTTATTTTGTGTGCAAAGATAATGAATATAAATGAAACTACCAAATATTTTCTTTGTTTTGTGTAGATAAGTTCTAACAATGTGAATAAAAGTAAAGAATAAAGTCTAAACAAGGTTACTAAGTTAATAATTGTTTATATTCTCACATTTTCTTTCAAAACATTTTGTATGTTAGAATATATTTTGTATCTTTGCAATGCCTTTAAGAGATAAAGGCTTTAAAGTTTAACTATTAATTGCTGCTATGCAGCCGAGTCGGCACTCGTAAAACGGTTTGAGGATATGACTACTTCAATTAAGAACAAGATGAGAAAGGTAATGCAGTTGGCACATAGAGCCTATCAGTTGAAATCAAGTTCAATGTCTTGGGTTGAGTGCTTGAAACAGGCTTGGCAGGTTGTAAAGCTTGAGTCAGCGATGAAGACCAAGGTAGTAGAGTTCTTCTTTATGAAGATGAATGGTGAGGTAAGACAAGCCTTTGGTACTCTCCTTCAGAGCCACATTGACTATACTCCAAATGGTACAGGGCATGCAGCATCAAGAGATTGCATCCGCTATTGGGATGAAGCAAAGGGCGCATGGAGACAATTCAAGGCTTACAACTTCTTGCGAGTTGCATAAAGATATATTCACGTTCTAAGGTGTTTGGAGAGGCTTAATAGGGGGTGTGCCTTTAAACACCCCTTTAGTTTAGGACTTTTAAAGTATTTGAGATATGGAGACAATTGCTAAGTGTTTGAAAGAAGTGTTCTACAAAAGGCATCATATTACCAAGGTGGAGGACGTATTCGGTCAGGTTGCCGTTCGCATTGATAATATTGTTGAACCAGACTATGCTAGCATAGCCGATGCAAAACGAGTAATCAATGGTAAAGCCCCTAAGTGGTTTAATGATGGCTATATGTGGGACGAAGCCAGCAAGAAGGTCGTAAAAGACCCTAACGCTTTCCGATGGGAGGAGTAAGAAAAGATAAGGTAAAGAACTTAATACAATTGATTATGGAAAAGTTTAATGATGGCAATTATGTATTCGAGATAACAAACGAGTTTCCGGATGGCTATGAGATTTGGGCGATTGGTCGAAGAAATTTCAAGCACAAAGGCTACGTACCATTGTGTGAGGTCGATGAGAGCCGCTACGTCAAAAGAGATACCTTGAAGGCTTTGAAAGTCAAGGATGAAGCATTAGCTTTGACTTTGCTCTCTGAAGCCGTTAAACGAGGTGTTAACAAGAAGAAGTATAACATAATGATTAATGCAAAAGAAAATGGATGAGAATTTTCTGAATGTGCTCTATATCGAGCACACGGATAAAATAGGCGTTCTAAAGGACGATAAGGACGAAAGGGTATCAGTTATCCTTGGGACGGACAAAACGCTTGTAGAACGCAAAAGAGAGGGTAAAACGTACCTTCTTGTACCTTTGACAAAGAACCACACTTTTGTTTGCAAGGGTAATAGTATTGATGTGGATGGTGAGCATATTAAGAGTGAAATCTTTTTCCGCAAGGATGCTTGCCAATGGATTGAGATTGACAAAGAAACGTTATCTAAGGTAGCGTAATAAATAAGGAGGTTTAAGCGATGAAAGTATATGTAGTAATTTCTTCATACCAACATGGGTTGGGTGAAGCAGTGGAGGTTGATGCTGAAGTCTTCTCTACCATAGATAAGGCAAGAAAAGCGATAGGACACAAAGGGACGAACACTTTGGAGAATTACAAGCGAGTTTTGAATTGCGATGATTATCTATACAATATCTCAGATTCTTTCTTTCATATCTCAGACAGCGAAGGAGAGACGTGGGATAATTTCGATATTGTAGAACGAGAAGTAAAGTAATAAGACTATGGATATTAAGATTATCAAAGACATCTTAGATGATGCAAAGGAGTGCGGTTGCATTGCAGGTATTTCACTCTCTAATGGGCAGTTAACTCATGCAAACTTTAGCAAATCAAAGTTATTTGATTTTACTGCCGATGTTCTTTATAACAAAAAAAAGCATTTGATAACTATACTTGGTGAGAACGGAAACAGAGATTACATTGATAGTGACTCTATCATACGTATCTTTATTAGAGAAGGTGTTTAACAATTAATTATAGGAGAATATGGATGCAGGTCATGTGAATGTGATATTGGGCGAAGCCCAGGATAAAGGTCTTAGAGGAAATATCAACTTGGTAGGTGGAGCAAAGATAAGTTTCGACTTCAATAGTGTTGGTGGTGAAACCTCTTTCAATTGCAATACAAAGAACAGAACACTTATGATTGGGAGTGGAAGTACAGTAGTGTTTACACGTAAATATATTGATTGTAGCTCTATCCAGTATATTGAAGTGTTTGAACGTACAAAATAATTATAGGAGACAAGAATATGAATATACTAGACTATTATGAGGTTGTCACCTCAAAGATTTTCAAGTTGGAAAGCATGAACGAGGGGCTTGTATTGATAGCACCGGAGCAGGAGGTAGATGGAGTCCGTTCCTTGATGGTGGGACTATACGTGCCAGAGCATGAACGATACAAGATGTACACTTTCCGTTCATCTATGAACGAGGGCGAACTTGGCGACAAGTACAAGGCGATGGTCGGCACGATGGATGTGCTTAAACCGGATTGGGACAGAATCAGAAAGAAAAGACGGAAGAGGATCTAACCTCTTACCGCCTTTAGGATGCATTCGTTGATGAAGTCACTCTTGTTTCCGTCTAAGGAATTGAGGATGTCGAGCGTTTCTTCTGTGGCAGAAAAGAACATACGTTTAGCGCATTTTTTCTTGCGTCCACACCCTTCTCTTGCACCTCCCCATGACTTGGTTGTCTTTTCTTCGTTTGTGCCCATACGTTAAAAATTTGGTGGTTTGAAATAAATTTCGTACCTTTGCAACGAAATCCCAAGGTGGGAGGCGGTGGTGTGAACACTACCTCCCTGTTGGAAATCTAAGCTTTACAATTCAATTGTAAGAGCAACTTTGATTTTCCAAATCCGAACTGAAATGTAAACTCTCATACGGCTTTGGGATTTCATTTCACCTACTCTTTCAGGTTTTCGGCATCCCCTTTGCAATCTCTCATTGATTACACAGCAAAGATACGAAAAATATTTGAAATATGCAAACTATTTCAAGATTATTTTAAGAAAACATGAAAATAAATTAGAGTTTCCTTGCATTTCTCGAAGGTTTTTATTACCTTTGCGAATGTAAACATCAAAACAATGAGCTTATGAAAGTATTATCAATTCGTCAGCCGTATGCTTGGTTAATCGCTATCGGCTGCAAGACCATTGAGAATAGAACATGGAATAGAAAGTTCCGTGGTCGTTTCCTTATTCATGCTAGTCAAGCTAAACCCGAAAAACTTGACGGATGGCAAGAGAGCGCAATGAAGAAATATTGCCAAGAACATGGTATTGTTATTCCAGACTTCAAAGACTTGCCAACGTCAGCTATTATCGGCAGCGTAGAGTTGGATGATATTCAGTATCATGAGGCTTATCCGGATGCATTTGCTGAAGATTTCCAATATCATTGGTTCTTGAAGAATGCTAAATTGTTCGATGAGCCGATTAGAAACGTCAAAGGCAAGTTATTCCTCTGGGATTATGAGTATAATGAAACCGAAATGTAAAATAACAATACTTTTGTAATAAAAATACAAGTCTTTGAAAATTAGCGCAAAAGTATTTGTTCTCCTATGGGTTAGATAAGAAGTAAATGTAAAAATAAAGAAAGCCTCAACCTCTAACGAGATTGGGGCTTTTACAGTTGTCCTAGTGTGTCTCACCATTATTATTTCGTTCAATCAAAGGTAAGATACCTTTCTCCTTTAGGAACTCATAGAGAAAGAAACGCCCTTTTTGAGTCCATTTCGTGTTGTATTTGATGGTTTGTTTTCCATCATTGTGCGTAATGGTCACTGGCTCGCTATTCACATATCCCTTATCCAAATATTGGCGGTACAAGACCCATTGGTCAGAAACCTTGTGCTGGATACCATGCTCATGCAACAATTTGTTGAATGCTTGCGGACTCATTCCGTAATCCTGCGCCATTGATGTAATCACGCTTGTGCTCTTGTTCTTCATCATCACATCGAAGTAAGTAGTCTTAGGCTTCATTGTTGTAATCTGTGCGCTCAGTCCGACAATCTCCTGCGATGCCTTGGCAAGTTCCTCTCTCTGTTGCTTGTTCTCCAAGGTCAGTACTTGGTTCTTCTCGAACTGGTCAGCCCAAGCTCTTGCTGCTATAGCCGGATTGGTGAAATCGGGCAAAGATGGAACACTCTGCATTCTTACCTTTTTCTCAACCTCAATGAAGTACTTGCGAATCATCCTACCTTTCTCATTGTTCTCAATCATACACAACTCCTTCGCCATGTCTAAAGATAGGGCGTACTCCTTGCTTGGTCTGCCACCTTTTGAGTTTTTAAGATTTTCCTTAAAAACCTCATAGTCTTGATTTTCAACGAATCCGTACTTTTCAATACGCTCTTGAATCCAATTCGCAAATTGATACTTGCTACCCAACTTTTGGTGCAGCTCTCTTGCATTGATGGCTTGCTTACCATCACGTTCTTCTACCTTGATGAGTTCAAAGCCTTCAACCTTGATTTTCTCACTTTGATTTACGAATGCTCCCAGCATGGGTGCATCATTCAAATTCTTTTCTAAATAATCTTTCATTTCTTAATTTGTTGATAATTTATATTTGGCTGTGGTGGAAACGAAAAGCCCCATCCGCTAAAGTCACGAGTGCGGACAGGGCTTGTGTCATTCATCCACTATTGTAGAGCGATGGACGGAATGACAATACTCCACGCTTGGAGCAAATGAAAATATTTAATTTTAAATTTTAAAAATATAATCTATATCCTCATTAGCCGTGCTCGTGACTTCACAACCTTGTTATTTTCGGCTGCAAAGTTAATGCTTTTCTTGTTAACTTGCAAACGCTTTAGTGTTTTATTTAAAACGTTAACGTTTGTTTTGCTTTGGAGGACTTCTGTCCTCACCAGCACGACCAATTCTTATGGCACATTTCTGCACATTACTTTTTCTTTCCATTGCTCACGGAATTTAATTGTTAAACATCAAAGATAATGTGCAGTTTATGGTGTGCCTCACCTTATTATATTACGCTACCATTGATAGCATTTCTTTAGATTGCATCTGAATCCATTGGCAAGCATCCTTGCGGAAAAAGATGTCAGAATCGAACCGCTTGCCATCCACGATAATGTGGCTACCCTTGCACTCGAACTTGTGGTTTCTTGTCAAAGGCACTAACAGGTACACCTCCATATTCTCTTTGTTTAGAACCAAGGTTAAATCAGTACCCAATACATGTGAAATAGTTTCATGCTCATCGTCGCTCAACACGCCAAACTTCTCATTGTAGCTCACATAAAGAGCATCCATCAAATTCTTATCCATATCTCTTAAATATTTAATGTTCAAAGTCCGGTGCAGTTTAGCGTGTGCCTCACGAAATCTATTACAAATCACACTCGTATGAGTATTGTTTTTTCAGCTTGTTCAATGCATTCTCGGTAACGTAGTAGATGTTATCGAAATATTCGCTTTTCTTGATGCTTCGGCTTTCCTTCAGCTCTACCTTGTGATTGAATGTCACTTCGTAGCGGTTAGCGATGCTTGTAATCAAGAAATCGACCTCACGCTTGCGTTTGTCCAGCTCGGTCTCTTTATACTCACCACGCTTGATAAATGCGTCCTTGTTCGTCTCTTCGATGGTTGCAACCATGTTGCCTTGCATCACGATAATCTTTGCGCTCATATCTAGTTTCTTTTTAATCGTTAATAACCTTGTTAAGCAACTCTAATCAAGTTATAGTTCTTGAATTGTCTCCACTCTCCCTTGACCTCATCCCAATACTTGGTGCAGTCCTTGCAAGCGTAACCCTTGCCGTTTGGAGTGTAGTCAATGTGACTCTCCATCAAAGTGCCGAAAGCCTGACGAATCTCACCATTCATCTTCTGAAAGTAGAACTCAACGACCTGCTTCTTCATGCGAGCCTTCAGCTTGATTACCTGCCAAGCTTGCTTCAAGCATTCTGTCCAACTCATATAAGCACCTTTAAGCTGAAAGGCTCTGTGTGCCATATTCATCACTTCTCTCATCATATTCTTAAATGTAGTAGCCATAATCTTTCAATTTTAAACGTTAAACTTAAATTACTTACTTTGCAAGTCCGATGCTCTCACGCAAGAAGCTCTTGGCCTCATCGTTGTTCATATTGAGCTTAGTTGTTATCATATTCAACATTCTATCAACGTCCTTTTGGGTGTTTATCCTGTTGCTTACGAACTCTATCATAACGAACTTCTGAATCAAGTTTCTTCTTATCATTGAAGTAGTCATATTGCTATACCGTTTTACGAGTGCCGACTCGGAGGTGCAACCTCAACTAAATGAATAATGTTATTGTGACCTTTGTTTCTTAATCACGATGCAAAGATATAGATTTATTTCTATACTACCAAATAAAAATATAAGTTTCTTTCTATATTTAACCTTTATTCACATCTATAGCTCGATTTCTATAATATTTTTAATTTTATAAAGATAAATCTATTAATCCTTTGTACTTTCAAATCTTTTAGCTATCTTTGCACCATAATATAATATACAATTAATTCTATAATATTATGGATATAAAGAAAGCAATAAAAAAAAGCGGGTTTACCATATCAAAGGTTGCAGAAAAGTTGGGTATCGCTCAGCCATCATTAACCGCTCAACTTATAAATGGTACAATGTCTTTATCACGTGCAAAAGAGATTGCCGATATAATAGGCGTATCTCTTTCTGAGCTTGTAGCGGACGAAAACGAACAGCAGGGTGCTTCCCTTATCTGTCCTCATTGTGGAAAGCCTATCGAAATCAGCGTCAAAGGAGGGGAATAGTCTTTATCCTTGGAAACAAATATCCCAAAAATGATGTATTTATATATATATATCATTTTTGGGGTATGCAAACACATTATGCTATATTCAAGTTTGCAGCCTTAGCCATGTTTGAGATTACATCGAACATCTTGCCCAAGAACCCATGTTTTTCTGCTATATCAAGATTACTTTGTCTCTTCTTCCGCTTATACGAGTTGATGGAAATGTTGTGAGCGTAATATAATGTGTCGTAGATGCTGTGCCAAACATCCTGCTGTTTTGTGTTGGTCGCCCTCGAATACTGGTTCACCAACTTTCTAATCTTGTTTCGCATCGTAACCTCTGGAACTTTGTTGTCTGAAAGCTCTACCTCCAACAAAGCTTTTGCGTTATCCGCTTGCTCCAGCTCCATCTTATCCAAGCGTTCTTTCTGCTCCAGAGCTAATCGCTCCACGCCACTAAGTCTTTTCTCTTGTTCCACCATTTGGTTTACTGCCACTTGAAGTACTTCCAATTGTGATAACGGCTTTGACACTGAATATGATCCTGTCTTGCGGATAGTCTTCAAGATTTCCTTTATTCCTTTCTTGAATTGTTTGGCTATTGGTTTGCGAGATTGCATCAAGACCTCGTAAAGACCATCTTCTGTTAACATCCACACTTCACGATTCTGACCTGAAAGGAATATTGTTCCCATCAGCTTCTCATCCTCATCAACCGTCTCGACCATTTTAGATGGTTGGGTGTGTTCAATCCACTCTGCTACATCCTTTGCCAAGAACAAAGGCTCATCAACACTTCCATACACATCAATCTCCTTTCCGAGAAGCATTGACTTGTTAATTACTTTAATCTCATTCATTCTATTTTCCTTTCCAGTTTTTAACGTGTGACTCACGCTCAAAAATTAAATTGTCGTTCCCATAATGTGGAAACGGATGCAAAGATACGACTTTTTAGTGTAACCTGCAAGTGTATTAATGCAATAAATATTATTATAACAAAATATAACATATAGTATAATGATAGTTAAATATAAAGATGAATAATGGCGGTTTCATATAAAAGATGTACTTTTGCATATTAGTATTCAGTATTGTCCATCGCTGAGGCTAAGGATGTGCTGGACAAGCTGGAAAGTGTTAAGTAACGTGGGGTGTTCCCGCAAAGTTCAATAATTAAAAGTATGGGATTATGAAGAAGGTCTTATATTTTATTTCTTTTGGTGTGCTCTTGTTGACTAGTTGTACATCAAAGGAAAACAAAGCAGATGCCCTTATTAAGACAAGAGGGTTTGAGTGCGCCAATGTAGAGAAGTTAGAGGAATTTCAATGCAATCCTGCTTCTGCCGAAATGGTTATGGTCGCTTATAATAGTTTGTGGCGCAACGACTCGCTGTCTAGGAATATGCATTTGTCTAGTAGTAATATCAATTATGTTTATAATGAGATACAAAGACAAGAGCAAAATGCAAAAAGTATGTTGGAAAAAGCTGATGAGATTGGCATGATTAATAATCATACAGAATTATGTGGTTATTATGTTGTTATCTCTCCCGATAAGATTAATGGTGCGTATATAGACAAAAATAGAAAATGTACAAGGTATGAGGTCTTCTTCGATAAAGATGTCGAACGCATCATAGGAATACATCCAATTCGTAAATAAACGAATTAACAGGTTTAGTGTTGTAAAGTTAGTATATTGACAATTTAAATAAATGTGATTATGAAGAAAATTGCTTACGTAGCCATTATTGTAGTAATTGTTGTCATTTGTGGTTACGCAATAAAGGTTGCCTCTGAAAGAGACAAGATGATAGCTGAAGAGTGGGAACAACATGAAATACGAGCTATATCCAAGGATTCCTGTATGCCAAAACGTGACTTGGTTTTAAAAAAATATTTTGGCAAAAGCTATAAGGTGATTGATAGTCAGTTTTATAACAATAAGGGTTTTAATGATCAGAATGGTAGCTTTAGTGATAAAGGAACTGTAGAGGGTGTTGTGGAAGGGAAAAATGGGAAATTTGCGTATGATATGAAAGTCTTAATTCCTTATAGGAATCCTAAAGATTGGAATTTGGAATCGTTGATAGTAAAAGACTTGAAATCATGTCATTATGTATATATCGTGAGAGATGGGAAGCGGGAAGACCCAAAAGAATACGAAAAAGCAAATGCTATCAGTTCTTCTAGTGAGATCGATGTGTATGTTTCGGATGAAGACCTGTATTCAATAGAGGATGCTCTTCAAAAAGAGTGGAATGTTAGCAATGCTTCAAGTTCCGTAGGTGCGGAAAGTTCCAATGTGTTCAAGGTGAAGAAAGAAAGCGTTAGTGGACGTGAGGTAACTGTTTCTTATTCTTTGCGTTCAACCTATGGTGGTCAGAAGAAATTCGTTGATTTGCATGGCGTTGTCAAGAAGAATAGTGATGGCTCTTGGAGTGTTGTAAACTTAGGCTATTAACAGTTTTAGTTTAAAAATAGTTTGTTTGGCATCTAACAAGACTGATAATATAATAAGGTGTAATTTTAAAAATAAGTTTCTAAAAGAAAATAAAGTTTAAAAGAATAAAGAAATACACTAAATGATTTGCGTGTTTCAGAAATTATGCTTACCTTTGCAAACGAAATCAGAAATGGTTTAGCCGTGAAGTCGTGAGCATGGTTACTGGGATAAGAAGAAATTTAGAAGTCTTCGGACTTTTCTATACTTTTAGCCTCGTTCGCTACTCACGACAATAAGCGGACGGGGCTTTTGTTTTGTCCCAAAGGTAAGAGGCATACCTGTAAAACTGCCGTGTTTAATTAATAATTATGTAGAGTAATGAAAACAATTTCATTGAAATTGGTAGGCACTAAGCCTTTGATGGTTCACAATCCAAGAGTGGTTGACCCATTTGACAAGTACAAGAAACTTTTGCAGCCTTTGACTAGCAAGAAGACAAAGACGGATGATGATTTATTGGAAATCTGCCGTTTGCAGTTCCTTGCCTCCTTGTATTATCGCAATGGTGAGTACGTATTGCCACAATCTCACGTTGAGGGTAGTTTCCAAGCTGCTGCAAAAGAGCGTAAGTTGGGTAAGAAGTTTGAACGTTCCTTTGGTCTTTATGGTGATGGTGTGTTGCAATTCAAGGACAACAAGAAGACTCCTGAAGAACTTTTTGAAGTTGGGCGCACGAAAGAGGGATATTTTGACCCTAGTACATCTTATGTAGATACAAGAGCTTGTGGCATCAAAGGCTCAATCAAAGTACCAGCGACAAGAGCCATCTTTCACGAATGGGAGACCGAGGTTACTTGTTGGTTTGACGAGACTCAGCTTAACGAAGATGAGGTTTTGCAAGTGGCAGAAGTCGCTGGTCTTCGCTATCACGTTGGTACTTACAGAAAATTGTATGGTGCTTTTAAAGTAGAAAGAAAATAAAATAGTAATTTGTATGGTAAGGTGCGGAGAAGTCGGGTGAAGTCGGGTCATATAAAGAGCGGTGAAGTTTAGTGAAGTGCGGTATAGTAAAGTAAGGTATAGTTTAGAAGAACACAATGATGGTCATAGGTGAGGTTCGACTCCTCACCATTGTGCAAAATATGTGGGGTACGGTACGGTATGGTTCTGTCAGGTGGAGTCGAGTATGGTTTAGTACGGTATGGTGAGGTTTGGTAGAGACGAACTCCCTACATGGTGGTTATCTAAGGTTCGATTCCTTGGTAGGGAGCAACATTAAAAGAATGAGAATATGAAAGAAGATACGAAAAATGGTTTTGATGGTTTGGAGGAAGAAATTCTTTCTACATTTAAAGATGGTCAATTGATTTCGCATGAATGGATGAAGTCAAAGTTTGGCATTACTCCTTTATGTTGGGATGATTACAAGGATGTCCAGAAGCTATTCCAAGCCAAGGATAAACAGCAGTTTGATTATATGACCTTGGTAGATAAATTGCGTTGGGATATATTGAAGCGAAAGAAATGCTATCTTAAAAATGTCTTTGGTGCCGGCTATGTGATTGTTCCGAAGGAAGAACAGGCTGAATATGGATTCACTCAAACAATGAAGGTAATCAAGGAGTCCTTGCGTAAAGGTGCTTTGATAATTGGAAACGTGAGACCTTTGCCAATGTTTGCTGTATCATCCTATAATGATATTAAAAGCCGTTTCAGTACAATAAAAAGCGTGTTGTCTGCGTTAAAGCTATAGAGCCGCAACCTTTTAAGCGTGTGGCTTCAATTGTTATATAGAACTCGGAGTCTTCTGCATGTGAATGTAGAAGACTTTTTGTTAATTGTGGTTAATATAACAAAAAAGTTATTCTTTTATTTGCATATATAACAAAAAAGTTATATCTTTGCATTGTCTTAAGGACAAAAGAGGTCTTTTACTTATTTATTAATTTCTTCTATATATGATGAAGACTAGTCAATTAGTGAGAAAGCTGACCCAAGCAGGTTGCTATGTGGTTCGGCATGGTGGTAATCACGACATTTGGTTTAGTCCAACAACAAAACTTAAATGTCCAGTGCCACGGCACGGCAGTCGTGAAGTTTCTAGAAAGACTTACGACAGTATTCTTGAAAGATTGCTTGGGCTTTAAGCCCAGCAATTTTTCGCTTATATAGCAAGAAGTTGATATGAGTTTAAGACCTCTTTTTAAAGTTTAGAATCGGAATTATGGCAACAAAGGTAATTATACAAGTAGAAAAGTGTAAAGAAGAAAAGAATTTTTCTTGCTATATGGTGGATAAATTTCCAGACTTCCATCTAGTCGGATTTGGCAACTCTGCAAAACAAGCGATGGATGATATTTTTGTAGCAAAGGAAGAGATTAAAGAGCTTCTTGAAGAAGAGGGAAAGCAAATGCCTGAATTGGTGTTTGAGTTCCGGTATGATATAGGTTCTTTCTTCGATTATTTTTCATATCTGAATATAAATGGTGTCGCAAAGAAAGCTGGCATTAATGCTTCTCTGATGCGTCAGTATGCAATGGGAATCCATGAGCCTAGCAAAAAACGTAAGCAGCAAATTCTTGATTGCTTACATGGAATTTCAAAAGAATTACAGGCTGTCGTGATTTGACGGTCTTTATATATAGAAGAAAAATAAGTAAACAACCGAGCCTTCTGCATGTGAATGTGGAAGGCTTTTTGTATCTATACCTTAATCTTTGCACTTAAATCTTTTGTGAAATAGCACGCCTTTATTCTTTCGTTATTCCTTTGAATATTAGCTAATTTTGCCAATAAAACATAAAATATGGCAGAATTAAGATTCGATGTCAAAGCGAATTTCGAGGAGGTTACGAAACTTCGTTCCGAGTGTGAAAAGTTGAGGGCTGAGTTGTTGAAGACCAATAAGTCAACCGACCCAGCTGTTGTTGCGGATTTGACAGAAAAATATGCAGATGCAAGCAATCGCTTAAAGGATTTAACGCAAGCAGCTTCAAGAGCCGCTTACGTGATGTCTTCCGAGTTTAATAAAAGGATGCAGTCAGCAACAAAAGAAGTTTATGGCTATGAACTTCAAATGCAAGCAACAAAAGACCGTATAGAGAAAATCCAACAGCAAATCACGAACAAGAGATTAACTCTTGGAGTAACTACGGATAAGTCATCCATAGATTCTTTACAGAAGAATATAGACTATTTAAAAGGCTCTTTGGCAGGTCAAACAGCTCAGTTGAAGAACTTAGAAGGAGGTGCTGTCGGTGCTCGTCAGACCTTGGAGAATATGCGGAATGAGTATGTTTTGTATGCAGGTTCAGCAAATCCGGCAAAAGAGGCAACAAATATGTTGACAGATAGCATGAGCCAAATGATAGAACGTATGAAGTCCGCTCCAACTGCCGGAGAGGGTATGTCTAGCTTGTTCCAAAGAGTTACTGGCGATGCTCACATGCTTTCGGCAACATTACTTGGTGGCTTAGGATTTGAACAACTGGCAGGTAGTATTTTTAATACTCGTTCTCAATTCCAGCAACTTGAAATATCTTTCAATACCATGCTTGGTAGTGCGGATAAGTCCAAACAATTGATGGACGAACTTATCCAAACGGCAGCTCATACACCTTTCGATTTGTCCAGTGTTACGAGCGGTGCAAAACAACTTTTGGCATACGGAACGGAAGCGAAAGATGTTAACAAAACCCTTGTCCAGCTTGGTGACATTGCTTCGGGATTGAATATTCCGCTTGGTGACCTCGTTTACCTTTACGGAACAACCGTCAGCCAAGGAAAAATGTTTACAATGGACTTGCGTCAGTTCATGGGTAGAGGTGTCCCATTAGCAGAAGAATTGGGTAAAATCTTACACCAAAACACAACGGAGGTTCAAGAGTCTGTTTCCAAGGGTAAAGTGACATCAGACATCTTCAAGGAAGCTATCGCCAACATGACGCAAGCAGGTGGACGCTTCGGAGGCTTGATGGAACAACAATCAAAGACCTTGGAGGGTCAGTGGAGCAATATTGGTGACTCCATCCAGCAGATGTTCAACGAAATCGGCAAAAAATCCGAGGGCGTGTTCTCTAGTGGATTGTCAATTATTTCTGCTATGGTAGAGAATTGGCAAGAGGTAATAAAAGTTATTGGCGTAGCTATAGTAGCTGTTGGTTCTTATCGTGCATCATTAATGGCGGCTGCTTCTATTCGCAAAGCAGAGGAAGCGCAACAAGCCGATGATATGATGAAGGGAATTGATGCTGAAATCAAGCGTTTGCAAGACCTAGAGAACTCAAACTACAAGTCGCTGGGTAAGGACAAAAAGCAAGAGCGAGTAAGCAAACAACAAGACTTGGCAAGTATTGTTGGAGATACTGCTGTGTCCGATGATTTTGTAAAGGCAAGATTAGATGCTGCTGAACAAGAGGGCATTATTACGGCAGAAATGCGTTCCCAATTAGAGATGAAACGTGAACTCTTACAGGCTCAGCAACAAGCAACTGCACAAAGCCAGATTGAGCTTGATGAAGAAAAAAGAAAGACAGAGGAACTTCGTCAACAAAAGATAACATCTCTTAAAGATGATTTGAAGACTACTACGGAGAAAATATCAAATCTTGATGATAGGGATGTTGAGTTGGCTAGACAATATACAGCAGCCTTGAATGATTTGCAAGATGCCCAAGATGCATTTGCTGAGGCTCAAAAATTGGTTGAGGAAACCGCAGATGGTGCAAACTTGGCTTTTGACTCCGAGGGTAATGCCGTGAATGCACTTGAAGCAAAGGAACGTTTGGAGGCGGCAACAAAACAAGTGAATGTTGCTCAAACAAAGATTTCGACCATAGAAAGCGAACGTAAAACAATTGCTCAAACAAAGGAAAATCTAAGTAAGCAACAGTCTACGATACAAAATAATATAAATACCATTTCTCAAACATCTAATACCACTGCCAAGGAAGCGGGAATATTGGCGACAACAACAGCCACTATCAAAAATGCGCTTTATGCAGCAGGTACTAAGTATACGACTACGGTAGTCAACCTTTTTTCAAGTGCGGTAAGAAGTAGCGAAAAGGCTTTAAAGAGTATGTGGGCGGCAATGGCTGCTAACCCAATAGGTGCATTGATAACACTAGGTACAACTTTGTATTCCGTGTTTTCTATGTTTGGAGATGAGACCGAAGAAATATCGGCTGATACTTCTCATTTTGGCGAAACGGCTAGTCTAACTACCAATAAGGTAGAAGCCTTGTTAAATGTAATGAAGAATACTGATAGTAGTACCGATGCACATAAAAAAGCAAAGGAAGAGCTTATTGGTGTTTATGAGCAATATGGTGTTAAATGTGATGGTGAAAAGGAAAATTTAGAAACTTTAAAAAACAAGCACGATGAATTTACTGCATCATTACAATTGGAAAATGATGAGAGAGAGAGGGCAAATGCCTTGATGTCGATAGCTTCCAAATATGAAGAGGCACGCAAATCTTTAGACGATAAGTTTGCGGATGATTTAGGTGGAAGTTGGTTGGATTTTGGACAACATATCAAGAAGGAAGATATATCTGCTGTTCAAATGATGTTTAAACAGATTGTACCCGATAGTACGATAGAAAAGATTGGCTCATTAAAGAAAAGTATGGATGATGCCACAAAGGGAACTTTAGAATATGCAAAGGCGGCACAAGACTATGATACCGCTCTTCGCTCGATGTTAGTACCATTTGAAGAATGGGGTAAAAAAATGGGATACAATAGTTTTCAGTTAGCAAGTTTGAAGAGTTCTATTTTGCGTCATGTTGATTCTGTAAATTCGTTGAAAGATAGTTATAAGAGAGCCGAAGAAGCGGTAAACAATGTAATCTTAAAAGGAGTTGATTGGAGTAATACACAAGCTCGAAATAATTGGGTAAATAAGCGGAATAAGATGTCCATAGACGAATTAACTTCTTCAACGGAACAACTTATTAGTGTTTGGAGTCGAACTTATGGATTGAATTTACTAATTAACGTTGATGATAGTAAAATTCCATCTTGGATGAAGTCAATGACAGATTCACAGTTAAAAGACTTATTGAATAGAAGATTACGAGACACCAAAACACAAGGTGATTATAAGAAAACGCATCATGGACGTAATTTAATTCTTAAAACAAATGGTGTATTTAGAAATCAACAACAAAGTTTCAATGATGCACAATTAGCAAAATGGGAACTAGACAAAAGAAATGCAAATAAGAATGGTAGAACAATATCAAACACAACCAAGACTACACCTAAGAAAACAGGTGCAACGGATGACCCACAAGCAAGAGCGTATGAACGCAAGAAGGCTGAGGAGGACTATTCCAAGTCTATTTCATCCTATTCGGAGAAAGCTATCCAAGACATGACCAAGAACCGCATCAATGCGATGAATGAGGGTTATAGCAAAGAATTGGCTCAGATAACAGAGAATGCCGACAAGGAGAAAAAAGCGGTAGAAGATGGTATAGACAAATTGGTTGAGGCTAGGAAAAAGCGTGACCAAGCTGTTTGGGTTAATTCCGGCAAAGGTCGTAAGGCTAATATGTGGAAACAGAGCAAAACCGATGAAGAGTATAAGAATGAGGTTTTGAATGAAACCATGAAGGATAGCAAGGGTAATCCGGTTAAGGTAAATGGCATGGAGATGACCATAGGCATGAATGTTGCTAATCAGATGAATGCAATTCGGGATAAGGCTGTAAAGCAGAATGAGGATGTGCTTGCTAAAGAAGCGCAAAGCATGTACGATTATCTGAAGACTTATGGTACATTCCAAGAGCAGAAGTTAGCTATTGCTGCCGATTATGCTAAGAGGATTAGTGAGGTTGAAAACTCTACGGATTCGGACTCAAACAAGCAATGGAAGATAAAATCTTTGAAAGAAGAGCAGAAGAAAGAGACGGATTCGGTTGAGACTAGTGCTATTATGCAGAAGATAGACTGGTATCAAGTCTTCGGAAATGTTGGTGGCATTATGAAAGATGCGCTTGTTCCTTTATTGGCAGATCTGGATAAATTCGTAGGTACGGATAAGTTCCAAAATTTGGGTGCAGACCAGCAGAAGAGTATCGTTGATGCTATGCAGAATATCCGTAATTCGATTGGTAATACAAGTGATTTGGGTTGGAAAGACCTTGCAAGGGACGTTGTAGCTTATCAGGATGCTCTGAAGAATGCGAAAATTGCACAAGAGGAATACACGAAAACGGAAACTTTGCTTATACCTCGTATTAAGGTTTTGCAAGAACAGATTGAGAATGCAAAGAAGTCGGGCAATGTTGCAGAGCAAACAAGGCTACAAGAAGAATTGAATAAAGTTCAAGGTCAGTTAGCGGAGTCCGGAAAGAAGATTGTTACGGCTAACACAAAAGTTCGTACTAGTGGTCAGAAGTTGGCTCAAACGACACAGAATGTGACGCAACCGATTTCAGCTATCCATGAGTTCCTTTCTAATTCTGGAATATCTGATTTGGAAACTCTTTGGGATAGTTTTGACCAACTTAAAGGTGGAATAGACGGACTGAAAGCTTTGAAGGAGGCTAAAAATGCGGCTGACGGACTGAAGGATATGGGCAAGGAAGCCGCAGACGCAGCCGCAGATGCTGGTAAGAAAGCTGGTGATGCATTAACTAAAGGATTATCGCAAGCTGGATTTATTGGTCAAATCGTATCTGCCATCTTGAAGATACTTGATGTTTTGAAGGATGGTATCGGAACATTGATTAGCAGCTTGATTGATACAGTTCTGAATGCGGTCAATGGTATATTGAAGAATATCCTAAGTGGTGAGTTTATCACACAGATAGGAGGGTCTTTGGTAAGCGGCATTGGTAATATTCTCAATACAATATCGTTTGGTGGATTCAATAGTTTGTTTGGAGTTGATGGGAACGCAAAAGAAGTAAACCGGACTATAGATAAATTGACGGATAGAAATGAAATCTTGACGGATGCTATAGACAAGTTGCGAGATTCCATAGACAAGAATAGTGGTATTAAAGCCGTAGAGGATGCGCAAAAAGCAGAAAACCTCCAAAAGGAGAAAGAGCAAAATCTAAAGAGTATCATGGAGGCGCAAATGGGTTATCATAGTGCTCATGGAAGTTTTAATCATTATTTCCGAGGATTTTCGCAAGAGCAAATCAAAAAGGTGTCCGATGCAATAGGCAGACAATGGAATGGTAATCTTAACGACTTGCAATCCGCTGATGAAGCCGCTGCCATCTTGCAGAATCCGGATATTGTTGAGGCTATCAAGAATACAGGTAAGGGTGGCTATGGAGATAGAGTTCTAGAAAAGTTGAAAGACTATGCGGCTGAGGCAGGAACATTAGAGGATATTGCAGATGACCTTGCAGAAAGCTTGACGCAAATATCTTTCGATAGTTTGAAGAGCGAGTTCATAGATACTTTGATGGATATGAATTCCTCTGCTCAGGACTTCTCTGATAATTTCTCAAAGATGCTTATGCAAGCCGTTCTGAAAGCCAAGGTAGATGATTTGTTGGGTAATGATATGCAAGCCTTCTATGATGAGTGGACGGAACGAGCAAAGGCAAATGGTGGTAAATTGTCTAAGACGGATATAACTGCCTTGAAGGAAAAGTACGATGAAATGGTTCAAGAAGGACTGAAGATTAGAGATGAAGTAGCCGAAATAACTGGTTACAAGCAATCTTACGAGCAGTCTGCGTCTTCCGGTTCTTTTGAATCCATGAGCCAAGATACAGGAGAAGAGTTGAATGGTCGTTTTACAGCGGTGCAGATCGCCACAGAGGGAACGTATGAGGAAGCAAAGCTCATAAATACCAAGTTGGATGCTATTGCGGCTCGTGATGGTGGCGCAGAGGGTAGCTTACTAACAGCTAGCGTGAATACTATTATGGGTAATGTAGGCAATATTTGGTTAGCCGTTGATGAGGGAAGAACTATTCTTGCCCAAAGTCTGATGTACTTGCAGTCGATTGATGAGCGACAAGAGCGATGGCATAAGCCTATGTTGCAAGCATTCAATGATATACACGAATTGAAAGATAAAATGAGTAGATTGTAAACTTAATATGTGCCATGTTAAAGTAAGAGGGGAATGCGTGATGCACTCTCCTCTTTTTTTTATGGAGAAAGTTTTTGTTTTTCACAATATAGATAAGTGTTGTTAAACTGAGTGCTAATTTTTGGTAGAGTGGAATATAATAGTTATCTTTGTAGTCGATTTCAAAACTTATAAGGACATGAAGATATTAGAACCAAAATATGAAATCCTATCCCAAGGAGAGGGTATGGATGGAGTTTACAAGCAGATAGAGCTGTGTGGTCGCACATGTTATGCGTCAAGTATGAAGATAGACAAAGACAGCGCAAAGCCTTTCGTTGAGCGTATGGTAAGCAGCAATCATCTTGCCATGTGTGAGCATGGAACGATTTACCTCCATGTAGCCTATGAAGAAGGATTTTTTGTACCGGAGTCTTTATTGGTCAAGCACTATCGTGAGAACAAATATTCAAAGGTGATGCAGATTGGCAGTGACTACTATATCACAACCAACTACAGAGTGATAGTTGAAAATAACTGGTTTGAGGATTTGGACTATATTTGCGAGCCTACGGAATGGCATGAGAAGCGAATAACAGTCCGCTTTACTACTCAGATTGCGGTAAGTAGAGAGGCTAACAGACATCGTGTAGATTCCGTAGCGGAACAAAGCACTAGATATTGCAACTATAGTAAAGATAAGTTCGGAGGCGAGATTGCTATCAACAAACCAAAGTGGGTTAGTGATGATAGTTCAGCTAATCCGTCGTCTTATGATGGTGGAACATTTGTTGACCTAGCAAAGAACATCGGTAGTTATGAGCATTGGAGTCCGGTAGAAAAATGGTGGTTTGCCAATAGAGTATGTGAAATGATGTATTTGTCTTTGGTTAAGGATGATGGTTTGAAGCCACAAGATGCGAGAACTATCCTTCCGCTTGATACCAATACGGAGCTGATTCATACCGTATTCGTGAGTGATTGGCTTCATTTCTTCGATTTGCGTTCAAAGGGAACTACCGGAAAGCCTCATCCAGATATTGAGGTCTTGGCAACCCCATTGATGAATGAGTTCAAGGAACGAGGTTTGATTTAATCGCTTATGAAGAAGAAAGCCAAGCAAATAGCCAAGGTGATGAGCAATGACTCTTTCGAGGTTGTTGCTCAGATGATTGTTGATGAGGCTAAAGGTGTGCGCTATGAGGTGTATGCCGATGGTTCTTGCAAGAAAGAAAAGTGTGGTTGTGGCTGGCTTGTGCTTCATAAGGGAGTGATTATCAAAAGTGGGAAATATACATTTACCACAGCCAAAGTGAACGATTCGGTGAGAGCCGAAATAAGGGCGGTCATTCAAGCATTGGGTGATTGCCCTCCTTCGTGTTCTGTTGATGTATATGTTGATTGCCAAGTAGCTATTGAAAGTATACAGGCTTGCAGGTTGGGAGATTTGCAGCCTATATATAATAAGGTAGCGAAAGGCAAGGCGATAAGATACCATTGGGTAAAGGCTCATAGGGGTAATATGTATAATGAAATGGTGGATTCTTTGGCTTTTTCTGCTACAGAAAGTTAATTTCATGTGTCTACATATAATAAGCGTTAAAAGATAAAGGAAATACATTAAATAATTTGCACATTTCAAATATTCTTTGTATCTTTGCATTGTAATTAAGAAACAAGGTTACTAATTTTAAAAAGGTGAGACACACCTTAAAAACTGTGATTCGTTATGAATACTAGATTGAGTAAGAAAGAAACAATGGTTTATGGCAATATCGAAGTGATGGCTGATGTAATTGGGGGTAACAAGTACTTTACATTTGCTGAGTTGTATGATTTCGATTTGGATAATACCAAGGATGAGTTGAAAGAAATCTTAAACTCTTTGACAGAGAAAGGCTACTTGAAGAGTTTTCACGATTTCTACGAAACTTATCGAGTTTTAAAGTAAGAACAATAAAGGGGATATAAATCCCCTTACAATATAAATTAGAGCGTGAGACACACGTAAAACTGTATTGAAACAATGAAAAAGGTATTCACAATTGAGAATGCATTAGCATTTTTGTTTGCTCTTGAAATAGTATCATTAATATTTTTTCTAGGATAGGGCTTATGCAGATTAAGTTTGGTAAGATAAAGTTTACTGCGGCTAAGTCCGAAAAAGGATGCCGCTTTGATGCTTGCTACAAAGGGGAGCATGTGGCTTTTGAGAGTGAAGACATGTCTTTGTATGATGATGTTTTTTCTGATAATAACAGAAGAGCAAAGGCTGCAAAGAGGGTGGTTTACGAGAACATTAAACACAAGTATTATGAGACCCATAGAGATTAGCGATTTCAACGCTGCCGATGAATTTGTCGTTGAGGCTATGATGCAAGATGGCAAATTCAAGGTTATCGGCAAGGTTATTATTGATAATAATCTTCTGAATGATGATGATTTGGAAACCATCTGGGATTATGCCAACTGGGAGACGAACGGCTATGAAAAGATGGTTGTCTCTAATGGAGTGTATAAAGGCTTAAATGCATTTAGTGATGGTCGAATGTTCTATGTAATTACGGATGATGAGATTGGAGTGGTAAATGACAATATCATGGTACGTAAGCATTATGATGTCAACAATGGCTATTATATTAAGTCATCAAGGTTACACAAGGAGCAATCCAGGGACTTATGGTGCTTTGGTAGCCGTGAGACCATAACTAGAGAATATAAGTCAAACCCTTTTATATGTGGTAAGTGATGGCAAAAAAGATTAATCATATTAAATCTTCCTTCATTGAAGGCGGTGAAGTCTGGCATGATATTGACAAGTTCCCGATGCTAGACCATACTATTTTAGTTGAGTTGCAGGTAAAAGGCTCTGACGGATTGATTTACCGGACGCAAGATGTATGTGTTGAACGTGCAGATAGATTTGAGCCTACGATGTCTTTTGTCCCTAAGCGTTGGGCGTATGCAATAGATTTAGCTCAATGCAAGAAAGTGGAAGGATAAAATAAAATACAAATTAAAAATAAGCATATGGAAGAATCGAGAGGTGTTTACACATTACCAGTCTTGTATAATGAGCAAAGTGGTACAAACGAAGGTGTATGTGTAAGAAAAGAACTTGGAGTAGTTGTTGCAATTGACAATGAAGATGAGTTTAAAGGTGTTTTTTCAAAGGATGGTGAGGTTGATGTATTCAAGCAGTTACTATCACAAGAAGTGTATCGTTACTATACAGAGCACAACGCATTCCCTACTGGGCCTTTGGTTTCTTACAAGATGGATGGCGACATCATCTTTGATTACGTTGAAGTAACTATTGGAAAGATGTATGGCGGTTATGTTTATGTTGTTCATTACAACTTTGCAAGCACCGCATCATGATAAACAAGATTGATTATGACAGTAGTAAGAGATAGAATTAAAATTGCAGCTCAGATTGAAGTCTTGGAGGACATTGCTATTGACTATAGGGGAAAGACAATAGACAATATCATTCAACAGCTAGAAGCAAGGTTGAGTGCGTTGAAGTAAGTTCAAATTTTTGAAGTTGAAAGACTATGAGTGGTGGACGTTTTGATTATGCTCAGTATAGGATTGCTGACATATACACAAAGATAGAAGATTATGTTGATGGTCATCCATTGGATGAGGAAGATGAAAGATGCTTTCTCGAAGACCGATGGCTAGAGGAGGAAGAAGACAAGTATGTTAGAAAGCATCATCATACGATGCCTAACAGATATGGCTTATCTAAAGAGACTATCAAGGAATTCAAGAAGGGTATTGAGCTTCTGAAGAAGGCTCAGGTTTATGCCCAAAGAATAGACTGGCTTCTTTCCGGTGATGATGGAGAAGATAATTTCCATCTACGTTTGAAAGAGGATTTGGCAAATCTTAAAAGTAAGAAAGGATAGATTATGAGTTGGAATTATCGTTTAGATACACCTATGATGCAATTAGCTGAAGAGGTGAATAAGAAATATGATACCGATGCTGGTAAGATGCTTCTTTGCACTTATCTCTTTATGGTATCAAGTGAAGAGGTCAAGGACAAGCAAGCTTTCTTTGATTGGGTAGAAGAATTGAGTAAGTCTAGCAAGTGTGATGCGGTAAGGGAGTACGTGGAAATCAAGGACAAAGCCGATTGGCTGCATGGTGGATTCTGTAAGCCGATTTACCGCCACTACATGGGTAATTTCTATGAGTATCTTGGAGAGGTTACTGATAGCGAGACTTCTGAGGTAAAGGTTGCGTATCAAGCAGTGTGCGGACAGCATGAAGTTTGGGTGCGACCAAAGGAAATGTTCTTTGGTAATGTTGAGGTAGATGGTAAGCTAGTTCCTCGATTTGAGAAGGTAGATTTAAAAGACTTAGAGAAACAAGCCGAGATCAATGGACAGAAGAAAGATTAAGAGTTTGCTAGGTCTAGCAATCTTGCGGGTGAATGAAGTCGTACCGGATTTCGAAGACTTGAATAAGGTTCTTCCTTTGCTTAGACAGGCAATTGATGAATTAGATAAGTCTGATTCGGGTTCAGTTTAAAAAGGGTGGAAAATGGCAAATAAGCAGACGATAAAACCAAAGGTAGTTCCTTTTGAGATAGCCAAGCTTCTGAAGGAGGTTGGCTACGATGAGAAGATAGCCGAATTTTGGGCTTATGCTAGTCCTTGGACAGCAAAGGGTGGCATTCGTAAGGGTGGAAAATATAATGAGCATTACGGCAGTTATATCGCTTATTCAAATTCCGAGTGGGAGAAATCCAATATTGAGTTTTCTGCTGCCTTAAAGTTGAATAGTAAGCATCCGGCAATATCCGCTCCAAGCTATGATATGGTGTTAGATTGGCTTTTAGAGCATTTCGGTTACTGCATTTGTGTTGCAAACATTTCGAAAGGTAAGTTCTGTTGGCAAACTACATCATGGTGTGTAGAGGAAGGCTTGTGTCATACGGATGGTAAGGAATATTCCAGTAGATACAAGGCAATGGATGCCGCTTTCAAGAGTATCTTAAAGGCTCGCATTGAGAATAAAGATAACGAGGTAATCAAAAGACTTTTGGAGGAAATACAAGATGGAAAGAATTTATGATACTTTTGTACACGCAATAATGATGAAGTTAGAAGCTCGTTTATGTACTGAACTCGAATGTGTTTATAAGAATATAACAAACAAGATTGTTGAGAAGAAAGGTAAACTTACCAACGAAGACGTAATTGAGTTTCAGAAAAAACTACAAGAAGTGTACGACAGGAATGCTGCTATTCGTGAAGAGGTTACTGACATTAAAGATTCCAAGAAATGTATCTTAACTAAAGAAGCATGTGAAGAGTTAATAAAGCGACTTTGCGTGATTAATATAAAAGAAGATGAACAAGCAAAGAATGATAGAGTGGATAGCCACTTGTGATACAGGTGTCTCTTCAAAGACTATGTGGAGTGCATTGATGGGGGTAAAACGAAAGAAAGATTTGGATATTCCTAAAGACAATCGTGACTTCCGTAGATGCTATGATATGGTAGAATACGGACACGTAACCTTGGATGAGCTACAAGTTGTAAAGAAGCAATATCCTTGGTTTGCTCCTGTTGTTGACAATTGGAAGGAATTGTCTCTTTTGTTTGAGGAAGAGTTGGACAAACGTTTGTATATACGAATCCGTCAGCTTTGCAAAGAGTCATATGCTATCCGATATGAGGTAAAGGGAGGACTTTATTATGAAAGGGGTTTTTGGTATAATGTTTAATTATTTAAAAGATAGAAAGAATGAATAAAGACAAATTAAAGGTCAGCTTTGAGATTGACCGCTACAAGGTAATTGGTATGCTTTCACGTAATTGTGAGAATGCTGAAGAGTACAACGAGATTATGGATATTCTTGAAGGCAAGAATGAGTTTGTGCGTGATGCGAATGGTAACGAGGAACTTGCAAGCCGCATTTGCAATTATGCTTTAGACTCTATCTTGGTTGAGAATCCAGATTTGGCTCTCCGTAAGCGTTTGGATAAGGAACAGAAAGGCGATGATGCTCCTGATGGAATTTCAAATGTTATCGAAATCAAAGGTGATGACGCAAAGAAACTTGTAGAAACCCTTTGTAGCATTCTCCACAAGGGTAAGTGATGTAAAATTCATCAAAAGAATATAAATAAACACTAAAACACTTGCAAGTATAAGAAAAAATGCTTATCTTTGCATCGTGTTTGAAACAGATGGCCTTCTGAGAGGTCGCTTCTACCATAAGTCAAGACTTAGGAGTTTACGGCATGGTTTACACATTACCCAGCCCAGCTAGACTATAACAAGCAACTCTTATTAGGGTGAGAGACCCTAGTTGCTGCATTAGACAAGTGGTTAAGTCGCCAGCTTTTCACGCTGGTATTCAAAGGTTCGAATCCTTTATGCAGTACATACAAAATTGCCCTATGGTGTAATGGCAACACTACAGGTTTTGGTTCTGTCATTAGTGGTTCGAATCCGCTTGGGGCAACAAGGTGGAATTGGTATATGTTCCACAAAAGGTGCGATATTCAAGCGGTTAAAGAAGATAGACTGTAAATCTATTCCCATTGTGGGTTCGGTGAGTTCGAATCTCCCTTGCACCACGAGAACTTTTGTCATAATACGAGGAATGTAGCTCAGTAGTAGAGCACTTGGCTTGGTAACTAAGGGGGCGTTGGTGCGAATCCAATCATTCCTTTACGCTTTCGTAGCTCAGTGGCAGAGCATAGGATTTTTAATCCTAGGGTCGAAGGTTCGAATCCTTCCGTTGGCACAATGATACACAAGAAGAGAGCCGTGATGTTTGTTTTGTTGGAATCTCGGACATCTGTCAATGGGCAAACGTAGGATGCAGATGAGACGAATAAAGTTGTGAATAAGTCTATGAACTAGGGGAACAAGCGGAATGGCTCTCTATTGTGCTTCATTTGATGGTTTAACGAAAAATTGAAGAATATGAAAAGTCCGTTAAGAATGGCAGTCGCTTTAGAAAAGAACAACAAGGTATATCCAAAAGATGTACGGAAGTTCTTGATGGGATTGTACGCCACGCTGCATTTGACAGATAACGCAACGGCTAAAGATATGGAAAAGCTGGTATATTATGCTTTTCGGAATGGTTACCTACTAGGTGTTAAGTCTGAAGGAGGTGATGACCAAAAAGCGTATGACAGACTACCGGATTTGGGAGTAGAAGAAGATATTGGTGATGATTTAAAAAGATAGTCGATAAAAATTGGTAATTAGTTAGTAAAGTTTTTTAGGCTTTGGTGTGTGAACATCGAAGCCTTTTACATATATAATAAGGTAAAATAAAAGCTGAAATGTTAACAAGACTCACATAGCAGTTACGAAAGGTTAAAATACGAAAGAAAAACATTAAAAAACTTGCATGTTTCAAAACTTATTCGTATCTTTGCATCGTCAATCAAGATAAGTTGGTTGATTTGCCGAGTGACAAGTTTCACTCAATAAGGTGAGAGCGACACCAAGGGGTAAGACCCGAAACAACTAGCACAATTGATTATGTCTAAGCAGACTGGTTTTTCATTCGCAAGTTCAAAGAAGTCATTAATCGAGACTATTGACGAAATCAAGAAGTCAAAGATGCCTCGCAACGAAAAGATTGTTGCATTGAAGGCTTGCGGTCTTCGTGAGAAAGAAATCTCCGATATGTTGAAGGTTTGTGTGCCAAGCGGTTCAACTTCAACGAGATTCGTTTATACATTCGGTGTTGAGATAGAATGTGTTCATGCCGAGCGCAATGCCTTGATAGAGGCAGGTCGTCAGAATGGTGTTGATATTCATTCTGAGGGCTATAACCACACCGACAACAAGAGTTATTTCAAGATTGTTAGTGATTCTTCAGTTGGTGGTGATATAGACCCTAACGAGGTTGTAAGTCCGGTATTGAATGGCAATACAAATGGTATGGCAACCTTAAAGAAGGCTATCAAGTCTTTGGATGCCGTAGGTGCAAGAGTAAATTCTACTTGTGGTCTTCACGTTCATATTGGTGCAGCAAAGTTGACAGGTGAGCAGTATGTTAACGTCTTCAAGAATTATCAGAAACTTGAAAGATTGATTGATAGTTTCATGGCTCCTTCAAGAAGAGGTAATTGCCGTTGGGCAGCCAGCTTGCTTGACAAGGATTTCACTAATTGTCACAGCAATCAAGATATTAGATTCGATGTCTTTCATGGAGATAGATATTATAAGGTCAATGCAGAGAGCTATACACGTCACAGGACAATCGAGTTTCGCCAACATCAAGGTTCTACCAATTTCAAGAAGATAGAAATGTGGGTGAAGTTCTGCGCAAAGCTTGTCGGTTGGTCTCGCAACAATGTCTTCACTAGTGAGGTTATGAATATCGAAGATATACCTTTCTTGAATAAAGAAGAGAAGGCTTTCTTCCAGAGTCGTAAGGATGCATTTGCAACCAATAACGATTAATTAATGTAGTCCTAGGGTAAAAGCCCTAGGACACAAAGAAATCAAAGTATTATTAAGAAAAAGAAAGGGTAAAGATATGTGTGTTATTATTGTATGTCCGAAAGGTGTTGCTTTGCCATCTGTAGATGAGCTAAAGGCTGCGTATATGAGAAATCCAGATGGTTGCGGTTTTGTGAGCGAGTCTGACCATTACAAGAGTTTGCATTTCTCTACATTTATCCGTAGATTGATTAAGCGAGATATAAATGAGAATGTAATCATACATTTCAGATTTGCTACACATGGTTCTGTCTGTGTCAAGAATTGCCATCCATTCTACAAGGCAGGTTATTGGTTCGCACATAATGGAGTGCTCCCGATTTGCTCCGAGCATGATAAAACAGATAGTCAAATTTGCTTTGAACGTTTCATTTATCCTACTATCAAGAAATATGGTTGGGGTTCTGATGAACATATGAAAGAAATGAACAAATGGACAGCTCATGGTTCTAAGTTTGCAATGTTGCATAATGGTGAGATTGTGAAGTCCGGTAAATTCATAGAGCGTGATGGGCGGTTCTATTCTAATTTGAATCATTTGGGTTATATGAGAAATGTTATAAACTTTTAGAAGATTAATGTTTAGGTTCTTTTTATTCGACAAGCGTCAGATGTCCGTGAGGATATTTGGCGTTTTTTGTTATATAAGGAGTTCTATTTTGTGTAGCTATTAATTATTCGTTTATGTGATGAAATAGCCTTAAATCGCTTAGAAATGCCGTTATTACTCACTTTTGCTTAAAAGTGAGATACTTGCAAATGATTTAGTGCGTTTATTATTCTTTTCGTATTATCTTTGCACTAGTTTTAACAAATATATCGAAAGAATGAAAGATAAAATTTTCCAGTTACTAAAACAAGAGTATAAGTCTCTTGGGTTAGGTGATGAAGTTCTTCAGGCACATGCCGAAATGCTTGATAAGATGGGGCTTGTTACTGATGACAACATCGAGACAGTGGTTGCTAGTCAAAAGAGTTTTTTGGAGTCCTTGCAAAAGGACAATGACCGCAGAGTTACCGATGCCAAGAAAAAGTTCGAGGAGGCACAGAAGGCTAAAGAAGATGCTGAACGCAAGGCTGCTGAAGAAGAAGCCAAGAAGAAAGCTGACGAAGAAGCCAAGAAAGCCGCTGAAGAAGCCGAAAAGAAACGCTTGGAGGAATTGGCAAAGAAAAACGAAATGCCGGATTATCTCAAAAAATACTTTGAAGAGCAAGCAGCAGAGAAGAAAGCTTCAGATGAAGCAAGAACCAAGGAACGTGAAGAGTTCAAGAAACTCGTTGAGACCTTGACTCAGAAGAACACAGACCAAGCCAAGACTTACAACGAACAGATGGAGGCGCAAAGCAAGACCATTAAGGAATTGCAAGAAACTATCCAAAAGCAAGCTGAGGAGGCTAAGGCTAAGGAAGAGGCTGCTGCGAAGGCAAAGGCAAAGGCAGACCACGATGCGAAGATTTTATCAAAGGCTAAGGAGTTGGGCATTCCCGAAAGTCGTATCAACGAGGGTTTCACCTTGAGCGATGATGCTACAGATGAAGCTATCGAAACATACCTCTCCAAGGTAGCGAACAACTACAAGGCGTTGCAACAACCACAATTCGGGGGCAGCTATCGTGCTAGCGAGGGCGAGCCAACAAAGGAGGACGTTGACAATGTAGCCGCATCATTAGTTCAGTCACTTTAAAAATTGAAAAACATGAATCAGGAATTGAAGACTACAAAAAAGCAAATTGTCTTTGGTGAGGATTCCGTCATTATCCAGAAATGGGAAGGCGACATCAAGGGCGGTCGTGCTTTGGATTGGACAGGCGTAAAAGATGAAGTTCTTTACGCAGGTCGTGTTATCGTGACAGATGGTAAGGGAACTTACAAGCCATTGCCTATTGAAACAGACAATTATAAGGCTTTGGGTACTGCCAGTGACCCATTGGAGCATTACAAGTATGCGGGTGTTCTCTATCGTTCCATTCTGAACGGTGAGCCAGCGGCAATTATGACTGCTGGACAAGTTAACAAGGTAGCAGCTAAGGCTGCAAATGGTGCAGACTTTCCGGATGCGTTCCTTACAGCTATGCCAAAGATTGCTTTGGTTAGCGATGAGGATGCAAACAAGTTCGATGAGTCTGATGCAACAATGGACAAAGACTAAAAGAAGGAGGATAACAGATGGAAAAATCACTTTATTTTCAGTTGGTCAATAAATACTTCCCACAACTTGTTGCAAGTGTAGTAGAGAAGTTGAACGGCAAGAATCAGACTGCATTGACCTATATGTACCGAGACCACTTGACTAACACATATAGTCAGGACGGACGCTGGGCATCAATTACTGCGGAATACACACGAGTTGCTGCTGATGTTGTATCAATGGATGCAGAACTTCCATTGAAGAGCCGTGATAAGGTTTCAACCGCTGAGGGTCAAATCCCAAAGGTTGGTATGAAGCTTTACATGTCAGAGAAGCAGCTTAAGGATTTGGATAACATGATTGCGCAACGTTTGCCTCAGCCACAGATTTTGCGTAACTTGTTTGCAGACCTTCCTCGTTGTATTCAGGCGGTTTACGAGCGTATTGAAGATATGTTCCTCAGTGAGCTGTCAACAGGTGTAGCTTTGGCGACTCGTTCCGGTGGTACTGGTGTCCGAGTTGATGTAGGTTTTGCCGAGAAGAACAAGTTCGGTCACGGTGCTAAGGCTTGGGACGCAGAGGATGCAACCCCACTTGATGACATCCAATTGGTTTACGACAAGGCGATGGACGACCAAAACACCATCACTACTTGTTATCTTGATGATTACACAATCAAGTTGCTTGGCAAGAACAAGCAGGTTCGTGCTCAGTTTGCCTTCAATCAAGGCATTGCACTTAGTGGGGATAACAGCAACATTCCTATTTTGAGCTTTGAGCAGATTGCGTCTATCTTTAGAAATAAGTGGCAGACCAACTTGGTACGTGTAGCCCGTACAATCAAGACCGAGATTAACGGCAAGAAGGGAACACACAACCCTTGGGCTAAGGGTCACATGACCTTTACATGCTATGATAACCTTGGTGATTTGTTCTGGACTAACGTAGCCGAAGCTACAAGACCAGTTGCAGGTGTTACTTATCAGTCAGCCGATGAGTATATCTTGGCTAGCCGTTATTCTACTAACGACCCACTCCGTGAGTTCACTAGCTCACAAGCAATGGTTGTTCCTATCTTGAATAACGTTGATGCCATCTACTCTTTGGACTCAACACAAGCGGTAGGTTAGGCTTATGAGAGGTGAGGTAATTAGTCCGTTCCGTGATAAGTTCCATTTTAACACCATCTATGAAGTTGGTGCAATCTTGGACTTTGACGAAGAACGCATGAACTCCCTTATCGAACGTAAGCTTTGCAAGATGTTGGAGGTGCAGGATGATAACCATTCTGCACCTCTAAAAGACGATAAGGAAATTAAAGATACTCCTAAAAAGGAAGTCTTGAATGATGGAAAAGAAAATCCTGTAAAGGAAGAAGAAAAGAAGTCAGAAGAGACACCTAAGAAGGAAGTTTTGAAGGAGAAGAAGGAGAGCAAGCCTAAAAAGGAGAAAACCTCAAAAAAGGATGCTGCCGAGTCAACCGAAGAGAATTCCCAAAAGGAGAATGTAGAAGAAGAACTTGACGAAAAGACTAAGAGCGAGCAGGAGGCTGCAAAGAAAATCGCTGAGGCTATGAGTCAGGCTCAGAAATAAGGATGTCACATGAAGATAAGAGAATACATTTCGCAGAAGTTGCGTGCTTGGAACATTACCGATGCCCAATTGGAAGATATATCGTCAGGTATAGACCTTGACGAAGAATATACGTCTGATAATTCCCAGGTTGTAGGCAAGGCGATGATTTCCGTAATCGAGGAACTTATGCTTGCCCCATATATGAGCAATGTGAATGAAAATGGATTCTCTGTCTCTTGGGACTACTCTAGGATAGGACAATACTATATGTGGCTTTGCCGAAAATATGGTGTTGCTCCGGATAATGAAGTGGTGGCAGCTTTAGGGCTTTCCACTATCACGGATAAGTCTGATATTTGGTAAATGTCTAGGTTATGTTATATTCCCCTCATATATTAAAGAAGAAGTTCGTGAATAAGGTTGTCAACAAGTACAACGAGGTCATTAGCTCTTCTGAGGAATGGAAAGAAATGGGGCGTTGTCGGTGCGATGACAACTCTACCGAGCATTTCACTACCGATAATGGTAGCATATATACACCGAAATATCATATTGTTTGTGACAAGTGCCAGATTTCCGAAGGTGATGAAGTCAAGGTCTATTCCGATGATGGAAGCTACCGAGGAGGTGGAAAGGTCTATAATGCCCCTAAGTGCAATTATCTTGGTTATATGAGTATCTATGTCTGATGTTATAAAGGATAAGCTAGACGCTTTCTTTGCGCAGGGAGAAAGGGAAGTTGATGAGTTTCTTGACAGGTTATGTAAAACATCCGTTGAGCTTGATAAGACTAACGGAAACTACCGAAACCGCACAGGTAATCTCAGAAGGTCTAACTATAGTAAAGTACATGACCACACCTTGACCCTTGGCAACAAAGCGGAATATGCGTCAGATGTTTCCTCTAGGGGATATGATGTTATAGATTCGGGTATTCAGTATATCAAGAAAGAAATCGAGGATATGCGATGATAACAGAAATAGATGCAGGTCATGTAATCTATGATGACTTGGAGCTTATGGGAATGGAACGAAGACTGAAAGGACATCTGAAAAAGGGTGGACTTGATGGGGAAGAACCTATGGTCGGTGAGAAGATTCCCGATGATGGCATGATAGTCATCATCCCTAAGCGTATGAGTGCAGACAAGACATATTTCAACGATTGTACTATAGAGGTAAACATATTGCTCAAAGATATAGAGGGCGAGACTAATCCTCAATTGAACGAGCTTTTAAAGAAGGCTATTCAAACCCTGTCCGACAGTGAGGTCGGAAAAGCTGAGGATGTATGGTATCGCTATTCTATCCGCTCCCACGGCATAGAGCAAGAGAGTAGGTTGAGTTGCCATTACGCAAACATTACTATTGATTTTGAAACATTAAACGTAAGATAAGATGAAACCATTTATTGGAATCAAGAGAATTTGGTATGGTGCTCCTCTTACCGAGGCAAATACACCTGCTAAGTTGGCTACATGGTTGAAAACCGCTACAGAGGTTAAGAACAGCCATGAGGGAACATGGGGATATTCTCAGGATGACCCTAGTGTTACCGAGTACAAGAACGAGCTGAACGGACAGGTTTACTATCGTGACAAGACCGATGAGGGTGCTAAGACAATTACATTCTCTATTGGTGTCTTTTCATGGAAGAATAAGGTAGACTTGCAGGGTGGTAAGATGTACAAGGCAACTGGAGAAGAGACTACAACGGAGGCAGATGCAGTAGGTTGGTCTTCTAGCCAAGATTTGGCTAATATCAACAAGTGTATCGTTGCTCAGACCAAGACAGGGAACTACATCGTTTTCTCAAATGCGGCTATCGTTGCCAAGGGTGACCAGCAGGATAAGAATATCACTTTGGGTATTTCTGCCGTTGCTATGGAAAGCGAGATCGATGGTGTGGCTGGCGAGTACCAATGGGAAGGCTCTGCGGTTGTAGAACAAGAATAAGACATAGGCAACAAATGATAGAGGGGGATGGTGTTAATGCCGTTCCCCTTTTTTAATATTCAGAACCATGAGTAAGGCAAGTAAATTAATTACGGATGCAATTCTTGGAGAGGACACCGTAACGATAATCGTGAATGGAAGGGCTTATTACGTTTCACCACCTACAATTATAAAATTGGTCAAGGCGGCTAAATACCTTGATAGTTTCGAAGAGTGCAAGACCTTAGCGGAAGTCTTATGCATGCTTAAGAATTTGGATGATGCTTGCAAGGCGTTGTCCGTATTCATACAAGGCGATGAATCCATTAGTGATGAATTATCTAAAGGAACGCTTGAAGAGGTTGTCAATGGCTTACAAACGGCTTATTCCTTAATCTCTATAAAGGATTTTCAGACGCTATCAATTTTGGCGAAGAGTGCGGCAAGGATGATAGCAAAACCACGACCATAGGTAACGATACACTCTTAGGACAGATTGCATCTTTTATGGATAGTCTGCATTTATCTTACCAAGAAGTCGTGAAAGAGATACCTTATAGAAACTTATTGCTGATGGCAAAAGACAAGCAAAGAGTAGCATGTGGTGATGTAATGTATGAGGTAACGGAAGAAGAGTTTGGAATGAACTTCAAAAAAGGATAAGTTTAAAATAATGCAAATAAAGTATTAAAAGCACTAAAACGCTTGCAAGTTAGCGAAATAATATTTATCTTTGCAAGCGCAGAACAAAAAAGGATAAAATGGCGATTTAAGAAATTGATAAGATATTAGAGACACGAAACCCGATGGACTATACCGAAAGGCAGTCCGAGTCACTATTCCTTTGACTTTGCAATCGGTAGTTTCGTGTTTTTTGTTTAAAATAAGATGCAAGATGTAAGGTTGATATTCGAGATACTGGTTTCCATGTTGCTTTGCGTTTGTCTCATATTGCTTGCTGTAAGTAGATATAGGCAAAAGAAAAAGCGTGAAGAACCGGAGCGAAAGGAAATGGACTTGATAGACTTCTTTTCTTTGGGAGGAGTTGCCTATTATTGGAACAAAGGTGGTAAGCAGCAGAAATGCTACACATACGAAGAATTTCTGAAAATCAAGGCTGACTACGTGGAGCTTTGGTTGAATCAGAATAGATATATTTTTAACTCTCAATTAGATTGCGATGATATATAAAGTATTTGTTTTGTTTCCGACAATAGTAGTATCAGATGGTATTGTTGGTATAGCTTGGCTAGGAAAGGTCTTTGGCTGGCGATATGGAAAGAACAAGAAAAAGAGCAAGAATGTGTCCTTAATGATAGGATATAACACAGGAATGTCTCTTAAGTCGAAAATAGACGATAACGCAGCGGATGATTATTTAAGACGCATTGCCGAAGAAAATAGAATCTAAATTCAAGGGTTAGAGTCCCTTTTTTACAACCATATTACTTGTGGTTATTTTTATACATCGGTTTTTATTAACGATTGTTTTTTATGGTAGATAAATGTATAAAAACGAGCACAAGTTCCCTTATAGATGGACTAAAAAAGATGCTAATTTCACAAAAGACAAAGGTAAGGTGATGTCTTGCTTTTGTTGTGGAGGTGGAAGTTCCTTTGGCTACAAACTAGCTGGCTACGATGTTGTAGCCTGTAATGAGATAGACCCAAAGGTTATGAAGATGTACTTGAAAAATCACGATGTCAAGTACGCTTTCAATTGTGATATTCGTGAGTTGATTACCAATATCAATATGGGGGGGCATATTATGAAAGAAGAGCTTCATAATTTGGATATATTGGATGCTAGTTTCCCTTGTTCGGTATTCAGTATTGCAGGTGACCGCCAAAAGGCTTGGGGAAAGGAAAAAGTATTCCGAGAAGGTCAGAAGGCGCAAAGGCTTGACGATTTGGCTTTCTACTCAATCGACCTCGCTAAAGAACTAAAGCCAAAGGTAGTAGTTTTTGAGAATGTTCAAGGTTTATTACAAGGTGAAGCCATCGAGTACGTAAAGGAGATTTATAGACAGATGAATGATGCCGGATATATCTTGCAGCATTGGCTTCTCAATGCACGTAACATGGGTGTTCCTCAAAACAGACCTAGGGTATTCTTTATTGGGTTACGTAAAGACCTTTGCGAGCCGTTTATGGTTCAAAAGGATTTGTTCGAGCGAGTGCCTAAGATAGATATGGACTTCAACGAGAAAGAAATTGTCTTGGATGAGTTCTCTGACTATTGTGGAAGGCAAATTCCTAAAGGAATGATGAAGTATTGGGAGCATAGAAATGAGAAAGATAATTCTATCGGTGATATTGTCAAGCGGATGGATAATCGTCTTTCTATGTTCAATAATATGTTTCTTAAAAAGAATAAGGTATGCAATACCATATCGGCAATGGAGGATAGACTTGTGTATTATGATAATCCAAGTTATCTTTCAGCACATGATACGATTTTAGCATCAACATTTCCGATGGATTATGACTTTAATGGCATGAAACCTTGGTTTGCTTGCGGAATGTGTGTTCCTCCTGTTATGATGGCTAATGTAGCTACAAGAATCTGGGATTGTTGGTTGTCAAAGATTAAAAAGGAGGAATGCGCATGATAACAGCAAGTATGACTTCGGGTGAGATGCGTAGAGTACGAAACTTAGATGAAACAAGAATCTATGAGTTTCAGATGCGAAAAGCTAATGAGCTTAAACGTGAAATGAGAAAGCAGAACGTACGACAAATAACAAAGACCTTTGAGCTTGCTACACCGAATGCCGATTATCTCATCGTTGTAGGTGTAAAACATGGCGATGTATTTGCTTCCGGTTTGTTCATTTATCTGAAGGAAACCAACGAGTATATTCCTATGAGTAGAAACGAGGGGTATAGCGAAGATTGTTTTGCTATGAGCGTTCATTTTCTGAAGAGATTTGCAGAAAGGTTTTTGAAAAAAGACTTACCGATTGCCAAGATATTGCAAAAGATATATACATCGTTTACAGGTGCAGTTCAGCTCTATAGTGATGACAAGACAAGAAGAGTGGTATTTGCTATTCCGGAAGGGCTTATACTCACAGAATACGAGCAAGAAAAGCATATCATCCACTACAAAACCTTTGTAAGCATGGATATGCTAAAGAAGACACAGAAGCGAAGTTACGAGAAGATAAGTGCATTTCTCATGGAATCTTGTCAGCAAATAGCTAAAGCAAGAGACACCGGAAATGACGAAAGGCTGTGCGTTGTGTACAGAAGGTTTTACAATGATATTGATTTGCTAGATACAAAGGAGGCGCAAGCCATATATTCAAGTTTCTTTGAAAAAGGAGGTAACAATGAAAGATAAAAGTATAACAAGGTTTCTTGGTGATATAAAGCCTATAAAGAATTACGAAAGGTATTATGTTAGCAAGCTGGGACATGTTTTTACTATTGGGAGAACGTCTCAATTAAAGGAAATCGCACCTTGCAAGACACCAAAAGGTTATCTGAAGGTATGGCTTTACAAGAACGGAAAGCGCAAGATGTTTTATATACATCGTTTGGTAGCTCAGGCTTTCTTGGAGAATCCAGAAGCGTTTCCAATGGTGAATCATAAGGATTTCGATAAGACGAATAACGATGTAGACAACTTGGAGTATTGCACCGCAAGATACAATGTGATTTATTCTGCTATAGCAAAGAAAACCTCTTCCGAATACTTGGGTGTGACTTGGAATAAGAGTGTAAGAAAATGGCAAGCGCAGTATCAGATAGGTAAAAAGAAAATATATATAGGTTGCTTTGATACGCAAGAAGAGGCTCATGAAGCTTATGTTAACGCTATAAAAGAGATTTGATATGCTTGAATTTGATAGAATATACAATTCCGACTGCATAGAAGGAATGAAACAAATAGAGAGCGGGAAAGTAGATTTAATTGTTACTGACCCACCATATTGTATCTCCTATAAGACCGGATGGAGAGCAGACGACCATCGTTTTTCGAAGGAAATACTCAATGACGATAATGAGCAATTGATTATTGATTATATGAGCGAATGCTACCGGATTTTGAAGGATGATAGTGCTGCTTATATCTTCTGTAGTGCCAAGACCTTGGACTTTTTTATGCAACAAGCGAGGAACGCAGGGTTTACCATTAAGAATGTGCTCATTTGGCGAAAGAACAACCATACGGCTGGAGATTTAGATGCGCAATATGGTCAATGTTACGAGCCAATCCTGTACTTGAATAAAGGCAGACGAATCATAAACGGCAAACGTTTGGAGGACGTGTGGGACTTTGATAGAGTTCCATCAGATAAGTTGGTACATCAGAACGAGAAACCAATCCCCTTGCTTATGCAATGCATCTTGAAATCATCGGACGAAGGAGATTTGGTATTTGATGGTTTTATGGGTTCAGCAAGTACTGCT